GTGTGGACATTCGTAAGTTTTAAAATAAGAAAGTATACACCTTTCCTAAATATTGATGTATTTCGTTACAAAAAAATACTAAAGGAAGTAGTTTTAGGAGAAGCATGAGTTTTTTTGATTCCGAAGTTGTCCGTGCAGAAATGACGGAAATCCAAGAACTTCAGGAAGAAGTTTATAGTAATGTTTTTAAGTTTCCCTCCATGAATAAGGAGGAGAAGAAATTCCATGTTGCGCTTCTAGAGAAACTGCTGGACAAACAAAAGGTTCTCTATACGAGACTGAGTTTGTCTGATGATCCCGAAGCCAAGATGATGAAATCCCGCATCGTAGAATCTGCTACAATGATGGGACTGCCGAAAGACGTTGACATCAGTGTCATCTTCTCTAATATGGGAAAGATGCTTGATGCAATGAAGCAGCAGATTGACACCCAGGGTTCCGACGTGTAGAATAACGAAGTACCCAAAAGCCAAATCTCACTAATACAAAAACAATGTCCTTTTCTGATCTCAAAAAGCAATCCTCTATCGGTTCTCTGACTTCCAAACTTGTCAAGGAAGTTGAGAAGATGAACAACACCGCTAGCGGAGGCGACGATCGTCTTTGGAAACCCGAAGTCGATAAAGTTGGTAACGGTTTCGCTGTACTCCGTTTCCTCCCTGCCCCTGAAGGAGAAGATCTCCCCTGGGCAAAGATGTATTCCCACGCCTTCCAAGGCCCTGGTGGTTGGTACATCGAGAACTCTCTGACAACACTGGGACAGAAAGATCCTGTGTCAGAGCACAACCGCGAACTGTGGAACAGCGGTATTGAATCTAACAAAGATGTTGTCCGTAAGCAGAAGCGCAAACTGTCTTACTATGCAAACGTCTATGTTGTGAAAGATCCTACTAATCCTCACAACGAAGGTGGCGTCTTCCTTTACAAGTTCGGTAAGAAGATCTTTGACAAGATCATGGAAGCAATGCAACCTGAGTTTGAAGACGAAACTCCTATCAATCCTTTTGACTTCTGGCAAGGTGCAAACTTCAAACTGAAGATCGTCAAGAAGGACGGTTACTGGAACTATGATAAGTCTGAGTTTGAAGCACCCGCTCCTCTGCTGAGTGATGATGATGCTATGGAAGCAATCTGGAAGAAGCAGTATTCTCTTGCTGGACTGACTGCTGAAGATCAGTTCAAGTCCTATGAAGATCTTGAGCGTCGTCTCAAGTATGTCCTGGGACAGAAGTCTCGCACTCCCTCTCCTGCTGATGAAGAGACTGAGTATGATGACTATGCAGCAAAAGAAACTGCAGAGCGTCAGATTCAAGAGTCTCTGTCACGCTCTAAACCTGACTTCAACTCTCCTGACATCACTGCATCTACACCAGTTGCATCCAAGGATGAAGATGAAGACGATGCACTTTCTTACTTCCAGAAACTGGCAGAGAGTTAATTAAACAATCTAATATCTTCCCCTTTCTTCAAGGTTCTGCTCACATACTGAGTGGAACCTTTTTTATATGGCATCAATCTTTCTACATCATCAAGAACAAGTTCAACATATTCTGCTTTCAGTAAGTAAATATTTCTCTTTGCTTCTTCCTTACGAACTTCATAGGTGTAGTTCGTGACTGCATCAACTTCATTTGTTCTGACAACATATTGATTTCTTCTCGTATCAAAGTATTCTACTTTGTAATTTTTAGGAACATTTAATCCTTTGGGTACAACAATTTCACCACTATCATTTTTCATTTGTCTAGTTTCATAATGGTGAATGTTGTTTGCCTTTTCAATGTCACCATACTTTTTAATCAAAAAGTCGTTGAATGCTGCTTGACTTAAAGGCCATTCTGTCTGAATATTCATTATATTGTTAGCAAGCATTACCAACCAATCAAAAGACTCATCGCCATAGATTTCAAAGGCAACATTATCTGGACGATCATCTCCACTGATTCTGTATTGAGTAAAGTATGCTAAGTTTTCTAATATGTCAGGGCGAATCTTAACTCTCTTGAAAAGATTTTTTACAACCTGATAGTCGCCAATATTTTTGCCATCAGAATCTCTGTTGACATAATCAAAGTCTGGAACTTGTCTGAAGTAACTTGCCATTTTAGAAACCTATTTGATTTAGCGGAACTACAGGCCTAAATTCATTTTCCTCTCTTACCGGGCCTGATCCAAGGTAATCGTCCTCTGTAACTGGTTCAAGTTCTGTGAACTGCATAGTGATTTTGTATGATGTCATTGTTCTATCTGCATCATCAAAAGTCATATATGTTCCGTCAGGGGTATATTCTGTATTTATTGCTGCTAAGGCACAATTTTTTATCCTTCCTAAGGATGGATGTTGTCTTCCTTCACCAGTCAAGTAATTAATTCTAAACATATTAGGTGATACGATAAAGAGTGATGTATCAGATCTCTTTACTGACATCCCTTGTTTAAAAAATCTAATTATCTTTTTAATCTGTGTTGCTTCAGTTCTGCTTCTTGCAGACATTGTGAAAGTAAAATTAAAACTTCTAAGTTGTGGTGCCTGAAGTATTAATTCTAAGTTGGGATTGAGAATAGCACCAGTTGTCCTTGGAACAAGTCCCTGAGCACCCACTGCTGATTGTGCTAAAAATAATCTTAATGCGCCAATGGTAGCTTGTGCATCATCTGATCTAATAGCTGCTTGTATATCCTCAGCATCACCTTTTAGTACATTAATTAAATTTTGAACTGCTGCCTGAGGATTTAAGGACACCGCTGCTAAAGCACCCTGTACAGGATTAAGTGTTGAACCGTTGAATGCAACTTGATTACTATCTGCTATACCACCTTGAATCGGAAGTGTTACAGAACCTTCAATATTAGTTCTTGTTTTTTGTCCAATGACGAATGGATTTGAACTGTTTAAATCAAAACCAATTCGAGATCCAGATTGATAGAACATTGTAAATCTAATTCTATCTTGTTTAGATGTGGTAATATCTTCTGGATAGAAAAGATTTTCATATTCTTTTCGTCTTCTTCCCTCTACCTTTATTTCGTCAATTGCATAATTAGTTGCTATTTCAGTTGTTTCGGGTTCAGGACTTACAGCAATATTATCATTTCCAGTAAGTTGAGATCTCCAGAATGAATCTTTACTTCCCTGTTGATCTTCAGAAAATTGATCTGTCAATGCATCGATAGAGGCAGCATTCAAATCATTTGTAAGAGAAACCACGCCTGTAGAGTTTTGCTCTTCAAAGGATTTTCTTAAATCAAAATCGGCATAGATTGTATCAGTTCCTCCATCTCTTACGGTTGTATAATAGAATCCATCATCATCTTCTGACACAAGATCTGGTGTCTCAAGTAATCGAGTATTATATAAACTTTTGCTCTTTTCATCATCTACATTACCTATCACTTCCTGTATTTTTGTATTAGTAATCTTACTATTTTCATAAGTAGTGATAGTTCTAAAAAGTCTATCAACTCCATCTATATTTCTAAATACAATCCCACTAGTTGCTTTTTGTGCAGACATTATAGTCAGAACTTTTTTTCTATTTATTAGATGTTGGTGAGATAATATGCATAAGGTATATCAAGAAGAGATTGAATTTCACTTTGTCTTACAAGATGTAATTGTCCAGGCACCTCTTGCCATGTATAATTTCTAATCTTATCCCAGTGAAAATTAACTCCTCTGAATCCCCATTGAAATACATCAGTCACACCAACCATAGGGTGTTGATCGTATTGAATACCAGGAGTTTTTGCATTGTAAATGAAGGTGTACGTTTCTCCTACGTCAGGAATAATAACCGTTTCATTTAATATGCTCATGATTTCAACCATCATGTCTTCAGGATCACCCAAATCTCTGATTGAATCTTTGACAAACTCTAGTCTATTATTACCAACTTGTTCTTCAAACTGAAAATCATCTTCCATAAGTTCTGATACCTAATTCGTCTTCGGTGATGATCTTGAATTCGATTCTTCTGTCTGCACACCATTCACGAGCTGCTTTCCACTTTGCCTGATTCACAGCATAGGTTGTGCTTTCTCTAATCAAAGTCTTACGTTGCTTTTTACCAACGGTGGGTGGAGCAGTTTCTCTTTTAGGTTTTACTTCAATGACATAAGTCTTCACTTCCCCACTACTTTCCCTTACTTTGATGATAAAATCTGGAAAGTAACGATGAACTCTTCTATCAACTGGTGAAATGTATGGGATAAAAAACTCTTCACTTCCCCACTCAAGAATAGCATCAGTCTTATCACACCATACGCAGAAACTTCTCTCCCAATTACTACGGCATATTATATTGTTGACATTACCCTTGTACTTCTGTGGATTGGAGGGACGGTAAATACTTTTCTTACTAACTCCCATACATAATATATACGGTAAAAACTATTTAGATGGCAACGCCAAAACCAAGAGCAAGGAATGTTGCTGATTTAAAGGCAAACATCTTGAGGCCTTCTCTTACTTCAACATATGAATGTCATTTTAACCCACCTTCTGCTGTTCGTTCTTGGATGAATAGTAGAAGAAGATTTGACATTGGTGGTGGATATAATTATACTATGGATGAAAAAGTAACTCTTTCTTGCAGAGAAGCAGCACTTCCTGGAAGTTCTTTAGCAACTCATACTCTTGATAATGATCACACTGGTGTAACTGAGAGGCACGCTTACAGAAGACAATATGACACGACTTCTTCATTCAGTTTCTATGTTGATGAACAATATGATATAATTAACTTTTTTGAGAACTGGATATCATTTATTGTAAATGAAGATGGATCAAGAGATGCTGAAAGAGACAACTATAATTATAGAGTTAACTTTCCTAATGAATACAAGAGTGAAATCTTTATAAGAAAATTTGAAAGAGATTATAAAGGAAGAGATTTGCAATATAAATTTGTGAATGCATATCCTATTTCAATCAATCAGATGCCTGTCAGTTATGACGCATCACAAATACTTCTTTGCACTGTAAACTTTAATTTCTCACGCTATATCATCAGCGGAGAGCGATAAATACTCATACTGAATAACATATCATGCCTTTACCAAAAATTTCAACCCCAACGTATGAGTTGGAGTTGCCTTCGACTGGAAAAACAATCAAGTTTCGTCCTTTCCTTGTTAAAGAAGAAAAGTTATTAGTTCTTGCACTTGAGAGCGACGACTCAAAAGAAATCACCAATGCTATCAAAGCAGTCCTTAAGGATTGTATTCAGACTCGCGGTGTGAAAGTTGATACACTTCCTACATTTGACATTGAATATCTGTTCCTCAATATTCGTGGTAAGTCTGTTGGTGAAGACATTGAGGTGAGTGTTCTTTGTCCTGACGACGGAGAGACTTATGCTGAAGTGCAGATTAGTATTGATGATATCAAGGTAACTAGAGATAAGAATCACTCTAATCAAATTAAATTAGATGACAACTTGATGATGGAAATGAAGTATCCATCACTTGATCAGTTTGTGAAGAGTAACTTTGAATTCTCAAATGATAATCAAGTTGATCAGTCATTTGAATTGATCGCATCTTGTATTGATAAGGTATATTCTGCTGACGAAGCGTGGACAACTGATGACTTTACAAAGAAAGAAGTCACTGAATTTTTAGAGCAGATGAACTCTGCTCAGTTTAAAGAGATTGAGTCTTTCTTTTCCACGATGCCTAAACTGTCTCATGAAGTTCAGGTGGTTAATCCTAAAACAAAGAAGAAGAGTAAGGTTACTCTGGAGGGACTGGCAAGTTTTTTCGCGTAGCACTCTCCCATATGAATTTGGAGAGTTACTATAAGTTAAATTTTTCTTTGATTCAGTTCCATAAATACTCATTAACAGAGATTGAAAATATGATTCCTTGGGAGAGAGATGTTTATGTTGAACTCCTAAGATCTCATTTGGAAGAAGAGAAACTTAAGATGCAACAGCAGCAGGGCTAATGAATCTAGACGATCTTTTAAAGTCAATCAGAGAAGAAGATGATGACTCTAAAGGAGGGAAGATTAATGCTGAGAATTTTAAAACAAAGACTTTTAAAAATCCCTTAATAGGACAGTCATTTAAAGCACCTGGACTTCCTAGTGTGCGTCCTGTAGTAGTCAAGATTGAACCGGATAAACTCATTCCTAAAGATGAGGACACTAGTAAAGAGTTAATTGAAAAACTTGATGAACTGATTGATGTCATTAAGAAAGACAATGAATTAGAAAAGAAGGAACAAGATTACGACAGAAAAAAAGACGCTAAAGTAAAGCGTGAAACAAGAGAAAAAAGAATTGAAGTAGGAAAAATATTTTCAAATGCAGGAAGTGGTATTAAGAAAGCTATTGGAGGTTTACAGAATGTTTTTGATACTGTTATAAGATTTTTAGCATTTACTTTGTTAGGACAAATAGTAAAGTTTGTCACAGATTTTCTTGGTGATCCTAAAAATAAAAAATTTCTAGAAGACGCTCAGAAATTTATTTCAGGTATCCCCGATAAATTAAGAGAGGTAAGAGATAAACTTATACCTGTTGTTGATTGGTTCAAAGAACAAGGGCCAAAGATTGCAAAATTTGCTGAGGATTTTAGAAAATTATTAGTAAGGTTCCCATTTCTTGGACAGTATTTTGCCACTGAGAAAGAGAAGGAAGAGGGACTGGAAACTGTTCCTGGAACTAAATTATTACCTGGACAAGGTGTTCCTTTACCTGATGTTGGCCCCGGAGGTGTCCCTATGATTATTCCTTTTGCTACTGGTGGATTTGCGATGGGAACTGATACAGTTCCCGCTATGTTAACTCCAGGTGAGTTTGTAATGAGTCGTGGTGCTGTCAGCATGTTTGGCGCAGACACCATGATGGCGATGAATAAAGCAGGTGGTGGAACAAACATTCCAAAGTATGGATTAGTACCTGGATTTTCCGGTGGTGGAATAGTTCCTATGAGTGACATGCAGAGAAAGGCGTTAGACGTTCTTGCTAAGTATGAATCAAAAGGATCGGGTGACTATAATGCAATCAATCAGTATGGAGACAAAGAAGGACGCGGAAATAAGTATACATTTCCTGACGGATCAACAACTTTTGCTGGCGATTATAGAAATGCGCCATTTAATCCATCTAAAAAATCTTTAACCTCTTTGACAGTTGGTGATATTCTTAAGTTACAATATGATGATGGTTCTCTTTCAATGAGACAATGGGCTGATCAAGGAAAACTACACGCTGTAGGAAAGTATCAAATTATTGGTAATACTTTACCTGGATTAGTTGATAGAGCAAAGGTGCCTCTCTCTGCAAAATTTGATGAGAAAGCACAAGATATTTTAGCACTGCAACTAATGAAAGAACGTGGTATCAATCCCTGGGTAGGCCCAAGTGATAAAGCATTACCACCTGAAAGAGCGATTGTAGAGGCGGCAAGAAAAGATCCGATTCCAACATATGTAAAACCCGTTGAAAAAACTGTTGCTCCACCTGTTACATCAGCAATTGAGCCTACGGCAGAGAAAAAATCCGTTGATGATCGCTTTAGTGGAGTTGATCTTGATTTTATTTTCAAACCCATTCGACAATTCCTTGGAATTGATACACCTAACGTACCCACTAAAACAAGCTTTATTGTTTTACCCACAATACAGGAAAAAGCACAGCAACCAGGCACTCAGGTTGGTAATGAAATTCCTAATTTCAAAATCTCCTCTGGTGTCAGAATGAGAGGTTTGGTTGGAAAAGCACTTGGCATTGAGGACTTAGTATCATGATTAAACTTACTGAGTTCACTACGGTTGTTGATACTTACAAGAAAAATTTTGACATAAGAAGTAAAAGATTTAGTGATAAAAAGAAAAAAGATACTGCGGAAAAAATTGAAAAGCGTGAGAATAGAATTGAAACCAAAAAGTTTTTAGGTGATTTAAAGGGTGCTGCTGGTGGTTTAACAAATAAAATGAAACCTGGTGGTGATATATTAGATACAGTAATAAGATTTGGTGCCTTTACATTGCTTGGATTAATTGTAAAAAATATTGATAAAATTGCAATCGCAATTAAAACAATAATTGAAAAGTTAAAAGAGTTTGCTATTAACGCAAAGAAATTTTTTGAAGAACAAGTTGTTCCTTTTCTAAAAGATGTTTATAATTTAGGAAAAGATATTTTTAATATATTTGTAGGTATTGGTGATTTTGTCATAGGGATGAATCCTTTTAAGGAATTTGATTCTGAATTTAATATTATAATTCGTGGCATTCTTGGACTCGCAGGCAAACTAGGACAGTTAACCGCACCTAAAGATCCACCAGGGCCTACGTCCCCTGCTGGATCTCAGCCACCTGCTAAGACACCTGCTAAGACACCTGCTAAGACACCGATAAAATCATTAACAAGACAACCTGCTAAACCTGCTGTCAATGTTAAGAGAAAGACTTTTAGTAAATCACCAGCTTTAACCGGTGCGGGTGCTAAAGGGCCATCAACTATTTTTACAGATAGAGGTGAGATACCAAAATTCAACCCATTAAGAACAAATCTTGAAAAAACACTTGCAAAGGAATACAGTTATCCTCAAATTGCAAAAATAGCAGACGATGCAAAGATGCCTGCTGATGTACGAGCAGCGGCAAATAATATTTTAAAACAAAGACTCGAACTGCAAATCGCCAGGACAGCAAGTCCAGTTGATCCAGTTGATTTAACGCCATCTCAAAGAATTAGAGGGCCTTATTCTCCTATTGAATCAAAACCCACAACACCAACCATACCAGAACCTAAAAAATTATCGTTATATGAAAGGTTTTTAGGAAGAGGAAGGCAAGTTCTTGGTTCAATTGAAAAGGGAAAAGTTGCTTTAGGTGATTTTGCAAAATCATTACAAAGCAAGATGGGTAACTCTGCTGATGCTTTAAAGAGAATTGGATCTACAAAAATACCAGGTATCGGATTGATTGATAAAGTTCCCATGGGTGTAAGGAGATTTCTTGGAAGATCTCTTAGACTTTTGAGTTTATACAGTCTAGCTAAAGAAGTAGAACAGGATTTACTTAATGGAGATGTAAATGCTGCAGTTGTCAAACTTTCAGCTTATGGATTGGGATGGTTGGTAACCTCTGCTGGTTTGATGGTTGGTAGTGCATTGGGTGTATCTGGTGTCGGAACTGTAGCGGGTGTTGCTGTTCTTGCAGGATCCATTGGAGCAGGTGCAGGCACTGAGGCGTTGATTAGAAAACAATTCTTAAAATCTAAAGATACAACTCCTCCTAAAGTAAAACCAAAAGATCCCGTTGTCACTCCAAAAGCACCTCAGCAAAATGAAACTGAAATAGGTAATCAGAGTAGTACATCAAAACCGACTATAGTGTCGAGTGTAAATAGAAATATGTCTGATGGTTTGAACAGCCCGACTACATATGGTAGTCAGGGTATTGTAAAAACTAGAGAAGTTGTTATTGCCCTTCAACGAGTAGAAAAAGAAGTACTAGTACCAGCAGCATAATGCAAGGAAAGTCTCTCAATCACAAAGTATTAGAGGTATTCTCTAACGAGAACGAAGACTCTGTTGATCTCAGGGCAGGTGTTCCCGTTCTTGAATACCGTGAGAGTGTGCTGTGTCCTTATATAACAGTTGATATGACGATCATTGATACTGGCACTGCCACCAATTCAAAAGATGGTTCTAAGGGCACTATAGGCGTTTTAGAATCAATCAAACTGCAAGGTACTGAAACGTTCAAACTAAAACTTGAAGATCAATTTGGTAATCAGATTGATCTGTCTGGTGATAATGATTTGCGAGTTGGTAAAACTGTCTTTGCAGGTAAGGGTGTAAGAGAATCATCGTGCTCAATCAGAGTGGTTTCAAAAGAAGCATATGATAATACTCTTGTGAAAAATAGAATGACTGATAGTTATATCGGAAAAGCAGATGTCTTGATTACTCAAGCATTAAGAAACTTAGGAACTGAGAAGATTCTATCGTCAGAATCATCAAAAAATGAGATTCAATTTAATGGAGATAATCGATATCCTTTTGAAATGTGTCTTGATGTTCAGAAGGTATCAGTTCCTGAGGGTATTAATAGTGCAGGATATTTGTTTTGGGAAACATCAAGAGGTTTTAATTTCAAATCTCTTGATAAGATGTTTGATACTACTGGAAAAGTTATCAAAAAATTTGAAGAGACTGGATTTGCTGATAATCGTGTAAGCGCCGGTTTCGATGGCAAGATTCTTAAATCTAGTTTTGTTCTTATTAATGATATGCTCAGACAGTTTGAAGAGGGAGCATATAACACTGAACTAGATTTGTTTGATAACCTAGGATCAGAAGAAAGATTTAGAATTATTCCAAGAACATCACCATCAGAAGGAAATGGAGTAATTGCTGGAATCAATTTACCAATCGTAAATAAAGATTACGATGGAGAGATAACTGATGAACTACATCAAATAAAAGATGACGGACAGAAGGTTTTATCTGATGGAACTTTAGCTGCAATATCAAGTGATAATGGTAATGTAGATAGTAGTAGTTTTGATATTGTTAGCACGTCACAACAATCCAAACAAAATTATAGGCAAAAGTTCAGTTCATCGCTTAATATAGTGATTGATGCAGATCTATCATTAAATGCCGGAGATCTGGTGTTCTGTAAGTTTCCTGAAACTTCACAAAAGAAGAGTCAGTCAAGGAGCCCCAAAGATAGTGGCATATATATGATAGCGGATTTGTGTCATTACAGTACGCCTACACAGGCATTCACCGGACTTAACCTAGTCAGAGATTCTTACGGAGTTAAAAACTAATGGAAAGCGTAGAAAAGCACATCCAAACGGACAAGGAGATTCTTGAGAATCCCACAACGTCTCCACAACAACGCCGCCACATCGAAGAAGAACTTCACGAACTTGAAGTTTACGTTGAAAATCATAAGGAAGAAATTGAAGCAGGTGATCACCACGATCCCACTGCACTTGAACTCTTTTGTGAGATGGAGCCTGGCGCACCTGAGTGTAAAACACACGACAACTGATAGATGGGATTAGAGAGCAGATACGATTCTAAAAAGATAGTAAAACTCTGGGCTGACACCCAGAGAAAAATTGCTGTGATTGTTGGTACTTTTACACAATTAGACACACATGATACTGAAAAGTTTGGTAGTGTAAAACCTGACGTTGTTGCTGCTCGATACAGAGTTCGTATTCTTGGAGAAGATCCTCCAGATAAACCAGAAAATAAACTCCCTGTCGCTTATCCGGTTGCAACTTCTAGCGGTAAGGGAGCACAAACGGTTGGTATAATAAGGTATGTACCAAACGATTTTGTCTACGTTTCAAAAGATCCTGATAGTGGCACTCTTTTTATTGAAAAAATAGTTCCTAATTATATTTCCAATCTTCTTCGAGGATTTGATGACAGTACAGGAGAACAAGCACTTAGTGGGTTTGTTACTGATTCGGTAGTTCCTCATACTTTTCTCAATGAGTTAAAAAATGGATTTAATTCTGGTGAATTGTATGATTCTCAGGACGTATCTTATTTTGATACTACTGTTGATTATGATACACCACTTCCCAAATTTCCTAAACCCGCATCTTGCGAAAAGGTAAATGTTGCTGGTGTTAATGATGCTATTGAAAAATTAATTAGAGAAGTGGAGGCAATTAAAACAGGTATCACTGGAGATGATAGTTTTCTTGTCACCGCTCAACAGTTTGGAAAAGATGCACGAAACAGCATAAACAATGCTAAAATTGCTAGTGGTATCGGTATTGGTGATCAAGAATTTGATATTTCATTGGCCAATGCAGCAGGAGACATCTCAAGAATTATTGCTGCTTTAATGCAGGAAGTTAGAAAATGGGTGCTGAGAAAGATAACAACAGTTGTCAATAACTTAATAGGTAATGTACCACTCAGTGCAAGATACCTTGCCAATGAAGCAAGTGATAAAGCACTCTCTGCTATCTCATGTTTGTTCTATAGAATCCTTTCTGGACTGGAAGATATTGTTGCAAACATATTGAGAACCATTATCAATAAGATTCTAAATGCAGCAGATTGTTTAGTTCAGAATATTTTTGGTGGTATTGTAGGAAATATTTTAGGTAATATTGTTGGATCGATCAACTCAATTCTTTCAACCTTTACGGAACTTCTTGGAAAAGGTATTAACTTTGCAAATGAATTAATTCAATTCGTCATTGATCTATTAGACTTCTTTAAATGTCCTGTTAAGAACGAGTGCCCTCAGACTGAGAAATGGGACTTCTTAAATGGATCATCTGCACCCAAAGAAGTCATAGATTTTAATAACATCTTTACTCAGGCACAAGGACTTGTAAGAGATGTTTCGACTGGTGTGGGAAATATAACGACAACATTTGAAAGTGTATTTGATGAGTTTGGAAATGAGGTTGATTCGATAGTCAATTTCTCTAACAGTGACGGATCACCTTATAATCCCCTCAGTGATCTCAATATGGGCACGATATGGCAGAGTGTTATTGACGGTTCGTGCAACACTGGTGCTGTAAATTGTGGCCCTCCTATCGTCAAATTCTGGGGTGGTGGTGGCACAGGTGCCTCAGGAAATGCTGTTGTCAACGCAGTTGGTGAAATACTTGGAGTTCAAATAGTCACTCCTGGTAGTGGATACACCAGTCCCCCTCTAATAGAATTTGAGGATGCTTGTGGTAAGGGAAAGGGTGCAAGAGGAATCACTGTCATTGATCAGGTTGGTGGAGGAGGTATCAATGGAGGCACTGATATTGAGAACGGTGACACTGACATTACTGAACAGACATATGATATTACTGATGTTCAGGGAACTATTACCATTGATCCATCCCTCACAGATTTCATTACGGTAACAAGATATAATGAAATCGAAGCACGCACTGAAACAACTAGAAATGTCAATTCAGTAACATTCACCACGACTCCATTATACAGATATTATAATCCAACCACCTTAGATCATTTCACTGGTTTAAATAGCACACCTCCTGAAGGATATACTAATGAAGGTATATTAGCTAATGTGTTTGTTGGCCCTCAACCACCGGGAACTATCCGCCTTATTGATGATGAGGAAGGGAATCGAAGCAATGCAGGAAAACCATTAAGTAGTTACACCGCTTACGTTTTCCCTGCCACTGGAAATCGTCCGTTTAAGATTGATGGTGGAGAAATACCAACCACATTGCTCTACGCAAAGACTAATAACAATGATGTCTTGTTTACAAGTGATATAAACGAAGGATCACCTGAATATTTTTTAGATAGAACTCATAATGCTTACGGATTTGCTTTTTATGCTCCTACATCTCCCGTTAGCATAACTGTTACTGACGAAGAGATTATAGAGACAGTTGTCTATGATGGCACTGGAACAGAAGGACACCTTGTCGGTAGCATTGGGTATTACATTGATGTAAGAGATTTCGGTGACAATCCTGATTTAAAAGTTACTGGTGTAACAAAACGACTTAGAGCAAGTGGACTTGTAGCGTCTGATAGATCAATTACATTATCATCAACCTATCCTCAATCTGTTTCTGCCACCAGATTTAAGGTTGCTTTTGATATGACAAACAGTCTAGAACCTGGAAGGCAGGCAACTTATGTTAGAGGTTTCAATATTAATCTAAGAGCGGAAGATGATACCACCCTATCAAACGGGGTGTCTGATGTGGTTATGCTTGATCCTGGATATGGATATGATAGTTTCCCAATTGGTGACAAAGGGGGAAGCGGAAGAGTATGGGCAAATAGATGTCAAACCTCTGTGCATAGAGCAAACTTTGATTGGGATATTCCTCACACTGAGGGACAAACTATCACCCTATTTTATGGAGACACCATCACTTTACCTGGTGAAAATCCAGTAGTTATTGATGAAAACTTTACTGAAGATTTGCTGCCAGGTTGTGTCATAACTGGCACCAATCCTATGATTAAAGATATGACACAGTTTGATTATTCTTATGGAAAGGTTTATGAGACTGGAGTAAGGTATCAATTCGGTTTTGATGTTGATGCACAAAGAGCATTTGATCAAGGATTTACTGAGCAAGATATTAGATTTTTCTTGGAGAATAAGTTCTTCTTGAGAGTTGGCCCTAAGATGAGAGAGAAACTGCTTGATCCTAACTGGGGCAAAATACCTGAGTTCAGTGTTACTGTCACAGCACCAGGATGTCCTCCTGGCCCCGGTTCTTCTGGAGATGATTTCATCAGCACTCTTGACGGTGTATTTGTTGCGAACCCTGGATTTGGATATGAACCCGGAGACACAAGTAATGTTGGTGATTTGATCATTCAAGATGGTAAGATATTAGGTGTCAACATTACAAACCCTGGTATTGGATACACAGTCCTTCCTGATATTAAAATAAATACAAGAACCGGATTTAATGCTGATTTGAAACCAATATTAGGATTTGTTAATGCTAATGACTCTGGATTCGTTGTTCCATTCGGAACTCCAACTCTACAAGTAATCGATTGTGTAGGTAAGGTATAATGGCAGCAGTAGAATGTCCAGATTATAATAGGTTTGGCAACACCACTGGTGAACTTGTCCTTGACACCACTGATGCAAGGAATAATAAGATGGCGGTAATGATTCGTCGTATTTTTCCTTCAACTTTTAAAAGAGCACAATATATCGGACTTCAGATGAGTGGTAACCTTGATGGTGCCATTAACGTTTCTGCGCCATCCGTGTATAATGTTAGATGTGGTGAAAAACCAGTTGATGGTGTTTCTGCAATTACATATGCTGAAAATGGTGACATAATATTATATGCACCTAGAGGCAGAGTGAGAATAATGGCACAGGATATTGATCTTATTGCAAATGGCAATGGATCGACTACCGGGTTTGTTAATATTAACTCTAATTCAACAATAGACATGGCATCTAGTGAAGTTAGAGTAGTTGCAGCGGATGCCATTGGAATGGCAGCAGAGAGAAACGTAAACATCAACTCTGGACAACGTGTTAAGGTTGATGCAGGAACTTTTAAAGTAAGTGAATCTCCTGATGTATCTCCCGTTACTTCATTCACTGGATCGGGTTCAATGTCTCCAATTCAATACGCTGAGACACTTAAAAAACTTTTACAGAGTCTATTATAAATGGAAGTATCAGACATACATATCGGTAAACAACTACAGGTAAACTTTTCCCCTCAAGGATCAATACCTATTCCTTGCGCTGCTTATCTGACAGGTGCTGCTGCCATTCCTGGCACAGGATTCTTTAATGGTGGTGTGATGGTTGGAAGTCCTATACTTCATCCTATTCACACTGCTGCGATGATGGTTACAAGGCCAGATCCCATCAGTAACCCTTTGGCGGCAAAGGCACCTTCTATTTTTCATATTAGAGGACTTCCTCCTCCGGCATCAACACCCATTGATGTTGTTCTTGGTGATCCCCTTGGCCCAGTTGGTATCACAATGGCAACCACCATTGTTATCGAAACAAACTTAACTTCAAAATTAACTTTCTCACCACTTGAAACAAAGTTCATCGCATTGATGAAAAAACTTGGTGTTCAGGTTGATACCGGCGCAACGGTTGAAACTGGAGCACAGGCACAAGCAGGTGCCGAGTTCAGAGCGTCAGCGAAAGCATTAGCAGGCCCCACTGTTGTTAATGGGCCTTTAGTATCAACCAGTTTAATCACTGGTGCAGATGTTTTATCTAAAAAGAGTGGAAAAACTTTATCATCTAGAAAAGGTTTTGATCTCGCTCACCCCACCAGAAAGGGCAAAAGAGTCAGGCATATTTGTGTAGAAGGGCCAGAGTCTGCTATTTACATAAGGGGAAAACTTGATGGTAATCATATCATCAAGTTACCAGAATACTGGAAAGGTTTAGTTGATTATGATACAATTACAGTAAACTTAACTCCATTTGGAAGAAAGGATGATTTGTACGTAAAAGATATTCAGGAGGATAGAATTATAATTGCAGGAAATCATCTGACTAATGTTCAGTGTTTCTACCAAGTGTGGGTTGACAGGTTATCTGATCAACCACTTGTGGTAGAATATGATGGAGAGTCAGCAGCAGACTATCCAGGAGATAACACTGAATATTCTATCGCTGGATTTCATTATGATGTGAGGGAATAAAAAATGCTTTCAACTAATTTACAAAAACAAGCACAAGAGGATATTGAATTTAAGATTCAAAATATTGAAACTCTTCAAACTACTATCCTTGAACTTGACGATCAAAAGTTATTATACGATACAGGTATTATAAAAATAGAAACACAAGTCCTTGAAGACTTGAATGTTGTGAATCGATCTTTTGATGATGTTGCCAGTGCATATGAAGATGCAATTGATAGTGATTGTGTGAGCGATTTATTTTGGAGAGTGGTTGATTTTCAAGCAAGTGGTGGTGCTGATCCTGATGATTATACGCTTGAGTGTACTAGACTTAACGGACTTGGATATCAACCCACAGATCGAAATCTTCGTTCAACTTCAGGTATAGGTAGCACTGTTGCTTATGTGGGCACCACAGGCATTGTCAGTTTTTATCCCATTAACCAAACTTTTTCAAATCTTTTTGAAGAAGAATATGATACTGCTGATATAATAACTGATCCGTATTTTGCTTTAGACAGAAGAAATAGATATGGACTTAAAATATATTCAGAACCTTTTGATAAAGATATCGGTGACACATTAGTGGGTGAGTTTATTGGAACTTGCAGCATTGGTTCAACTTTTATTACTGTAATGCAACCTGTAGGATCGGGACTTACATTTGGAACTAATCAGGTGATCGTAAGTTCAGGTAAAACGTCTGTTATTTCTCAAACCACAAAAATAGTTGGAGTGGGAACAACCACGCAAGACATTCGATCTATTCCTTCAACTGGCATTGGCAGCACAGGTGTTGTTGTAAATATTTTGACTATCGCTTCACCTACGGGAGCAGCAGCATCAGCTCCTGAGGCAGACGGAACGTTTGTCTCATTTAGAGTTCTTGAAGATCCAGCAGGTTTTCAGACAGGTGGTAGAAAGAGGTTTGACATACCATTTGATACGGATCCATTTACCCCTCAAACAATCAGTATTGCTTCAACTGCTACACTTGGAACTGGAGTTTCAGTTTACTTAGACAACTCTGGAGCTCTGAGTAATCCAAGAAGTTGGGATCAAAATCTTAAAGTACTACCACTTGACGCTGGAGGCGAACCTGAACCTGAGGTTGGTGCAGGACAAGCATTTTATAAACTTGGTTTCAGTCACGCTCCAATTTTATCGGGTGGTGCTAGAGCAAGTGAAGGACAAAGAAGAATTGTTAGTAGTTCAAGCACTATATTCTCAGCTACTTTGTATGAATCGCTATCATCTTGTTCAACCGCTATTAATGATGGTATTACAAATACTCTCGGTATCTCAAGCACTAAAGAAACTGCATTGAAAGCACAAGATGGTAAAACTAATATCTTAGTTGAAAGTTCTCAGGCATTGAGAGTGCAGTCCGTGCAAAAGCAACTAAGTATACACGGAATCAGAAAAATTTTAGGCACACTTAATGAAGAGGCGGACAAACTTGAGTCCTTGCAAGTTGTCCTAGGTGTAACATCAATAACGGAGGTTATGAAATGATTGAACCAAACTTTGAATTTCTGCATGGCAGAACAACTAAAAAAGAAATTATTATCCCAGAATCATGGGAAGAGGATATTGACATGGACTCCATCACAATTCATTTGACACAGGTTGGAGCGAACCAAGATCTTCGTGTCAAGCGTCGTCAGGGGAGGGAGATCACTCTGGATACCAATGGGTTGCCAGTGGATTGTTACTACATAATCATCGGTGAGTTGCTTGACAAGGATTCCTGATTACCTTATAATATGTGGGTAATCAAGGGAACACCTAATGCAAGACGAGTTTCTCACCCGAGTCGTCATCGATCCTTCTACCCGTAATTTTTATCTCTACTCCAACGAAGGTGATGAGAGGGTTGTGGATTGCACGACAATGGATGAGTTCATGAATGTGTTGTCTTTCATTCGTGATACTGCACCCGAAGATGCTATCGCGTATTCAAGTCCTCTCTGAGGGAAAAATGAGCTTTAATTCCAAAAAAGCGCCAAAAAAAATTCCGGCAAAAATTTACCCTGTAGGGTTTTACGAAGAAATTCTTAAGTGTTACGAGTATGAGAACAGAAACCCGTCAGTCTATGGAAATGTTATTCGCTGCGAAATGGAACTTACCGAAAGCAGCGAAAAATGCGAATCTGACTAATAAGGAGATGAAGATTACATTTAACGAATATTGTACATTTCATCCACCGACATATAATGGATGATTTGAAGGTATATCTTGAAACGGAAAATGATCAACTTGAAGTAGTTGATTTTATTCAATTTAATTATCCCGAAGCAGACATTTGCACTTGGGATCCAGATCCTGAAGATACTGGTACTTGGGGAATGTGGATAGATGGAGTTGATGCATCTATTTGGGATAGACTAATTGAAGTTTATGGTGATGGAGAGGATCTTGAAGGTTCTTTTGAAATGGCATTAGGTGGTGGAGAAAAAGAATACCCCTAATTTTTTGGGAGTGTGGCGGAATCGGTAGACGCACCAGACTTAAAATCTGTTGAAGGTAACTTCGTGGGGGTTCAAGTCCCCCCACTCCTATTGCCCCTGTAGCTCAGCGGTAGAGCAACGCTTTTGTAAAGCGTAGGCCATCGGTTCAAATCCGTTCGGGGGCTTGATAATATAACTGATAAATAACTAACAACAGAAATAGTGCGTTAGTAAGATGCCTCTCAGTCGTCTAGATAATTTTTTAAAGAATGCGCGTGGCAACATTCTCTACGTTAATCCTAACGATTTAGACGCCACAGACTCTATCGAAAATCAGGGTAATTCTCTTGCTCGTCCTTTTAAAACGATTCAAAGGGCACTCATTGAGGCAGCTAGATTTTCGTATCAGAGTGGATTAGATAACGATAGATTTAGTAAGACTACGATTCTTTTATATCCTGGTGAGCACGTTGTAGATAACCGTCCTGGATGGATTCCTGATGGATCCGGTAACTTTAGACTGAGAAATGGACTTACTTCTTCAGACTTTCCATCTTTTTCACTAACCACTAATTTTGATCTCTCAACAGAAAATAACGCTTTATATAAGCTTAACAGTGTTCATGGTGGAGTTATTTTACCTAGAGGAACATCTCTGGTAGGTTTAGATCTTCGTAAAACTAAGATTCGTCCGAAATATGTTCCGGATCCTGAAAATGCGAATATTGAAAGAACTGCTCTATTCAGAGTAACTGGTACTTGCTACACTTGGCAGTTCTCTATTTTTGATGGTGATCCTAATGGAATCGTATTTAAAGATTATACTACTAATACATTCGTTCCTAATTTTTCTCACCATAAACTTACTTGTTTTGAGTACGCTGATGGTAAGAACGACGTAAAGATCAACGATGCATTCATCAGCAACTTTGATGCTGGAAGAACTGATCTTGACATGTATTATGAGAAGGTTGGTTTAGCGTATGGGCCTTCTTCTGGTAGAGAGATTCAACCTGATTATCCTGATTCGGGACTTGACATTCAACCTAAGATTGATGAATTCCGTATCGTTGGCCCCAAGAGTGGTGCGATCGGAATTACCAGTATCAAGGCAGGTGATGGTGTAACTGCCACCACTGACATTACTGTCACTCTTGAAAGTGCCCTGTTTGGATTAGACGTTGATACTCCAATCAAGATTTCTAATGTAGGTACAGAAGCATACAACGGACAATTTGTTGTTAGTGATGTATTAGAGACGAGTGCTGAGGGAACCACTCAGTTTAAGTATAGTGTATCTAATGCACCTTCTGATGCATTACCCACTGTAACAGGATCTCAGGTTGATCTGCAGTCTGATAGTGTAACTTCTGCGTCTCCTTATATCTTTAACATCTCTCTGCGTTCCGTCTTCGGTATGTGCGGTATGCACGCTGATGGAAGCAAAGCACTTGGATTTAAGTCCATGGTTGTTGCCCAGTTTACGGGTATTGGACTTCAGAAAGATAAAAATGCATTCGTTAAGTATAATGCATCAAGCGGAGAATATAAGGACTCAACATTTGCCGGAAATGCAAACATCAATGAGGATAGCTCTGCTGTCTTCAAACCAGATTATGAAAACTTCCATATCAAGGCATCAAACGACTCTGTAATTCAAATCGTTTCGTGTTTTGCTATTGGTTATGCAAATCACTTTGTGACTGAGAGTGGTGGTGACTTATCTGTTACCAACTCTAACTCCAACTTTGGTGCAAAAGCACTTGTTTCAAAGGGATTCAAAACTACATCATTCAATAGAGATGATGTTGGATACATTACTCACATCATTCCTCCTAAAGAACTTGAAACTACACAAGGCGCAATTGAGTTCAATGCGATTGATGTTGAAAAGACTGTAGTTGGTGTTGCATCAACTAGCAGACTTTATCTTTATAACCAAACTAATCAAGATGTCGCTCCTGATAGTGTCATTGAAGGTTATAGATTCGGTGCAAAAGAGAACGACACTCTGAACGTTCTGATTCCTGATAGTAGCGGTACACCTACGAATCGTTCTGCTCGTATTGTGATGCCTGATACTGAGTTATCAACAACTCAGGATACTTTCCAGAAGATTCACAAAGTTGGTAGAACATCTGGAATCAATAGCATCACTTCAAATACGATTACATTTGACTCTCCTCACAATTTACTGTCTGGTGAAAGCATTCGTGTCGTTGCAGAAAACGCACACCTTCCTGATGGATTAGAATCGAATCAACTCTACTTTGCAATTACATCTGGCGTAGGAACTGATCAGATTAAGATTGCCAAGACTCTGAATGATTCGATTAATGGTGATGCTCTTACCATTAATAATAAAGGTGGTATTTTAAGAGTTCAAAGTAGAGTATCTGATAAAGTTGCTGGCGACATTGGACACCCCATTCAGTTTGACTCTACTGAGTCGCAGTGGTATGTAACTGTTGGCACTGCATCAACAGATAATGACATTTATTCTACCTTAGTTTCACTTGGAACCACCTCTCTTGGTGCTGCCACTCCAAGAACATTCATCAATCGTAAACCTGACACCAGAAATGTCATTGATACGATTTACAGAGCACGTTATGTAATTCCTTCTGGTTCTGGTATTACTTCTGCCCGTCCTCCTGTTGATGGATATATCATTCAGGACTCCTCTAATGCAACCGGAGCAACTGATACTGAAGTAGCATCATACTTCAGTCCTACTTCAGTAACCATCGGTAATGTCAATGAGCAGAGAGACTTTAGATTCATCGCTGGAGCTAACTGGAGCAGCAATGTTGCAAATATCTTAACTGAACTTCCCCACAATCTTAAGATTGGTTCTCAAGTTGAGATTAATAATATCGTTAGTGCTAACAATCCAGTTGGAACTGCTAACTCTGGTTTTAATGGTAGATTCAATGTTACAGGTATCACTAGTGCTAGAGAGTTCACCGTATCACTTGTAAGCACTTCTGGCCCTGGTGCGTTCACCAACGATACATCCTCAAGAACTACAAGTCTGCCTACTTTCGCTCAGACTAGAACGAAAGGAACTTATCAGGTATATCGTTCACAGCAAATTCAAAGATACATTGCTGGAGAGCAAGATGGTATCTATCATCTGCTGATTATCAATAATTCTAACAGTCCTACTGTTTCTCCTTTCTCTACCGAAAGATTCTCTCAGAATATTCAAACTCTGTATCCTCAAACAAACAGAGATAATCCCAAGAGTGATCCTACACAGTCTGCATCGTTCGCACTGCCTACACCAATTGGCGAGACAGTTGTTAATGATCCGCAGAATAGTGTTACCAAAGAAACACTTAATGCTCAGGTATTTGACTATAACATTGGTTTTGGTGTCACCGAAGTTCAGTCCAATGGTGCTGGAACTGCTCATACGTTCTTCTCAACCATTGATCACGGACTCAATCGTGTTGTAAATATCGGTATCGCTGATAGTGGTGCTGGTTATGGTAATGGAAGTGCTGGTTACATCTATAACGCTAAGTTAACCTCTGCTGGTGCTGCAACATCTCAGGGACAAAATGCTACTGCTAGAATTGAAGTTAATTCTTCTGGTAACATTGTCGCCGCCAAGATTATGGACGGTGGTAGTGCATACAGTGTAGGAGATTCTCTGCAGATTGTTGGTGTTGGAACAACTTCTGGATATTCTGTTGGTATTGTCACTGTCACCAAGATTCACGACAACACTGGCGACACCGTAGAATTAATCAACGCTAAACCTGAAACAAATCATCCTTACAACACTCTGTATAGAATTACCGGTGTTACCGCAGGTTCTGCGAAGGAAGTTCAAGTTGCATCTGCTGCAACTGTAAGTGGTGCATCTGGAATTGGAATCACCGATCTTGCATCTGCCGCTGTTCAGGTTGTTGGTAGAGCACTGAATGTAAGTGCTTTCAACTACAATAAAGTAACTGGTGTTGGTGTCGTTACCACAACTCAAAATCACGGACTGAGAGTTAACAATAAGATTGAACTTGGTGGTGCTGAACAATCACTTTATAGAGGTGATTTCATCGTCAAGAAGACTGAAGCACTTAATTCTTTTGAAATCAGTATAGGTGTCGGAACTGTTGCTCCTACACCATCTGGAACCATCAGAGTATTCCCTCACGGTTATGCGTCCGCTGGTGGTAATGTTGTTGTTGAAAATGAGAACTTAAGTGGTAGACAGCAAACCACTTATGCTGGTATCACTACCACAATTTCTGCAGCGGTTCTGACTGCATCAACAACTGATATTGACATTCTGGATGTCACTGATACTGATATCAACATCGGTGATTATCTGCTGATTGATGAGGAGATTGTTAGAGTCAAGACAACTGTAACAGGTAACCCTGTTTCAGTATTCAGAGGTGTCCTTGGAACAAGAGCAACTACACATGCGATTAACTCTGTAATTAAGAGAGTTAAAGTTCGTCCAATTGAATTCAGAAGAAACTCAATCATTCGTGCATCTGGACATACATTTGAATATGTTGGTTACGGCCCTGGTAATTATTCAACTGCACTTCCTGAGAAGCAGGATAGAGATCTCACCACTAGAGAAGCACTTCTTTCACAGTCTCTCAAGTTTGATGGTGGTGTAAATGTCTATACTGGTATGAATGATGCTGGTGACTTCTATGTTGGTAATAAGAAGGTAAGTTCTGCAACTGGACAAGAAGAAGTCTTTGATGCACCTATTCCTACTGTAACTGGTGAGGATGTCTCAACCAGCGGTGTGAGCGTCGGATTTGATGTACTTACTCCTCTTGAAGCATCCATCAGTCGTTCTCTGAGAGTTGAGGGTGGCCCTGACGGAAACATTGTTTCTGAGTTTGATGGCCCTGTAATCTTCAACGAAAAGATTACCTCTACCTCAAGTAAGGGTGTTGAGTCTAATTCCTTGTTCTTACAAGGTGATACAACAGTTTCTAGAAAGTATACAGTTGGTATTGCTACCCCTTCACTGGCAGGCAACCCTGGTGATGTCGTATATAATGCAAACCCAACTAGAGGTGGATATGTTGGTTGGATTTATACCACCGAAAACGATTGGTATCGTTTCGGAAATGTAAGTCTTGAGAAGACTCTTAGCGTTGGAATCTTTGACACCGTTGGTATTGCTACAACCACACCTGGCGATAAGGTTCTCAAAGTTGGTAGTGGTGGCACTGAGTTCTCTGTCGATACATCTGGTAGAGCAGGTGTTGGAACAGCGGCAAATACATTCCAATTCAGAGTAGAAGGTGATTCTTATCTCTCTGGTAATGTAAACTCCGCTGGCGTAATAACTGCTACGCAATTTATCGGTGATGGTTCTGGTATTACAAACCTTCAGAATGATAGTTTGTTTAGCAGCACTGCGGTTGGACTTGGAACTGGCATCTTCCCCAACAACCTTGTTCGCGTAGGTGTTGGAACTTCTGTTCCTCACTTCCCACTTGATGTTGGAACAACTGGAACCGGAACAACAGATCTGAAGGTAAGAAACAACGCTATTTTCGATGCAAGACTTGATGTTGTTAATGTAAATGTTAGCGGAATTATCACCACTGCAAATCACAAACTAGATAGTACATCTGGTGAGATACGCACTGGTATTATTACTGCTACCAATATTGTTGTTGGCACTGCACTTTCTACATCTAGTAATCAAACTGGTTTTGGAACTGGAACTCCAAGAGCAAAAGTAGACATTGAAGGATCTGCTAAGTTTAAGACTTATTCTGAATATGTTGAAGTTCTTGACATCTCTGGTGGTAATGTAAACATTGACTTGTCTGTCGCACAATCTTTCACCTTAGCAGTCGATGCTGATGTATCGCAATTCACACTCCTGAATCCTCCAACTGGTGCTACTGCCTTCTCGATTCTTATTACTCAGGATAGCACTGGAGGACACTCTGTTGGTATTGCAACTTTTAAAACCAGTGGAGGAACAGATATTGATGTCAAGTTCCCCGCAGGTGGTGTCTTACCCATTGTCACAACAACCGCTGATAAGACTGACATTTATTCATTCAAAACTTTTGATGGCGGCACAACATTATTCGGTGTAGTAGGAGGACAGAACTTCGCATGATAGGATTAGGATTCTATAACGTAACTCAAACAACAACTGATCTAAACGGGCCTTTTTTAAGGTTCACTTCTGAACCAGAATCGTCTACAGTTAATGATGGTGGTAGCGTTACCTTCACCGGTATTGCTACCGCTGAGTTCAAACATAATCCAACAATACCTGGCGAAAGAGTAACAAACACTGGAACAATAGGATATCAGTGGTATATTGATGGTGTTGCTGCCGTAGATACCACTGATAGGATTAGTGGAGCACAGACAAATGAACTTACGTTGAGTAACTTAGTCAGTCCTACTGATGATGGTAAAAAGGTATTTTTAAGAGCAGTCTATAACGGTTCAGCATATCAATCTGAAAGTGGTGCCATTACTGCTGGCATTGCTGCATCAACAGGAAATGGTGTTAATCAACCGGTGGACACTGACACATCTAATGTATTGGTTAACGTAAATCCAACTATCAGTATTACAACAGAACCTGTTGAACAAATCGTGGGACAAGGAGTTGATGCTACATTTAGTGTTGTCGCATCAGTGTCTGATGATTCTGACTTAAGTTATCAGTGGATTCGAGGAAATGAAGTATTGACTGATAGTGACACTGTAAGTGGTGCTACCACTCCCACACTTACTATTTCAGATCTGGAAGTTGGTTTGACTGGAATGAGATGTAAAATCAGTCATCCTACTGCAGGTAATTCTCCACTGGACTCTGACAGCGTAGGGTTTCAAGTGGTTGCCAATAGATCAATCATAGAATGGTACTATCATGATGGTAGTGGTAACTTCTTTGGAAATGGTACGAGTAACTTGGCAGATGGATCACTTACTCTTACTGTAGATCCATCTAACCCTACCAGTGTTTATTCATTCCACACCCCTGAAAAAGACACTAAAATTAAAATGACTTTAGCAGCGGCGGCTGGTAAAAATGAAGTTGCTGTTGGAGGAGAAGGTGCAATATCCATATTCAATATCACATTAGAGCGAAATACTGAATATATTCTCAAGTTAGGTTCTCAAAGTCAACCAACCGGAGGACTTAATGGAGGAGGAGGTGCCGCATATCTCTATAAAAAAGGAACACTTTTAGTTGCCCTTGGTGGCGGCGGAGGTGGTGGAAAAGGTTCTAATGCTAATTCTAACTGTAGAGGGGGTAATGGTGGAGGTATTGGTATAGCTGGTTTTAACGGACGTAACAATCGCGGTGGAGATGGTGGAGTGGGAGGAATTCCTTATGGTGATGGAGGTTTACCTGTCATTGGTTTTTTCCCAGGCGGTAATGTTTACGGTGGTGTAAACTGGGATGCAAATACAGGTGGTAGGGTATCAGGTTGTACGATCGGATCAGATTATTTCCAAGCTAGATTCTCTCCTTGTGAAGATATAGGACAATCAAGATTCCGTGATGTAAATGGTAATGAAATGTCTCAAACACCAATAATACAGAGAGGTTATAAACCTGGTATTGGACATCGTAACAACGGTGGAAATGGTGGTACTCCCAATCAGGCAGGCGGTGGATCTGGAGCTTATGGTGGCACGGCTGGTAACGATGGAAGTGGTGGTGGAGGAGGAAGTGGATATAGTAATGGTGAAGTTGAAGTTGTTATAAATCAATCTCCTAATGGCAACGTAAGCACTAGGGCGTTTGCAATTTTTGAATTGTTTGAGGGATAAATAATAAAAAAACTAACGGGGGATAGTGAACCCAAATGGCAGTAGATAAGAGTTTTGTCGTAAAGAATGGCTTAGAGGTTAACTCTGATCTTATTGTTGCGGACGCCAGTAGTAAAAAGGTAGGTATTGCGAGCACTGGGCCTCGCTCTACTCTGGATGTTCGTGGTGGAATTGCAGCAACGGATATTAATATTACAGGTGTTGCTACGATTGCAAACCTGGAAGTAGCAGCGGGTGATGTAAATCTTGGCAATTTAAATGTAACTGGGTTCTCAACACTTGGTGGTTTAAGTGTTGATCAACTTACAGTTACTGGATTTACCACATTTGCTGATCTCTCATATGATGAGATTACTGGTAGAAACCTGAATCTCACAGGTATTGCAACGATTCCAGTCGTTGTTGGAATTACCTCGTTTACAGATGCAATTTCTTCAGGAGATGTAAATGTAAGTGGTACTGCAACAATCACCACTGCAAACATCACTACATTATCAAATTATCCCAACTTTAGTAGTGGTGCAACTGTTAGTGGTGTTGTCACTGCAGCACAGTTTATTGGTGCTGGACAGATCGGTGTTGGAACAACTGGTGGCGTAGTTGGATACGGTGTTTCTTTCCTTGAATTCAAAGGCCCTGGATTCACAACCGCTCAGTATAATGCTGCTGTTGGTATAGTAACAGTCAACTTCCAAGGTGGAGGTGGTGGTAGTGCAAGTATTGGTGTTGGTTCTACACCTGGCGATGCTTTCACTGGTATTATTACTGCCGGAAACCTGTGGTATAATACAGATATTGGACGACTCTTCATCTACTATCAAGATGATAACAGCGCACAGTGGGTAGACGCTGCACCATTTAACGTTGGTATTATTACAACACTGACGAATGTTGCGTTCAGCACAGGAACTGCATCTGTCCCTGCTATTTCATTTGGTAGTGATTCTAACACTGGTTTTTATCTCCCTGCTGATGAACATCCTGCTGTAACTTCAAATGGATCAGAAGTAGCAAGATTTAATCCCAGTGGTGTTAATGTTTCTGGTATTACAACTGCTACTGGTTTTAAAGTTGGTACTGCTATCTCTATTTCGGATGGTGCAATATCTGCCACTAGATTCCACGGTGATGGTAGTGCATTAACAGGTATTGATGCTACAGCAATCAAAGATAGTGGTGGTAATGTAAAGGCACAAGCCAACCCTAATGGTATTGTAGTTACTGGTATCTTAACTGGTTCTACCGCTAACTTCACTGGTGTTGTTACGGCATCATCGTTTGAAGGTGATGGTAGCAATCTTACCAACTTACCTGCTGGACTTGGAACTGCATTAAGCTCTGTTCAAACAAGTCCTCTTAATAAGATTTACTACACTGATCAAGTTCTCGGTGTCGCATCAACAATTACTATTGATCCTCCAAGCACTGCTATTGTTGCTTACACTCAATATGCAGAGATTGAAGTTAGTGGAGACGCAGACTTAATCGTTGCTGATGGTGATGAGTTTGTTCCTAACATTCTTGGCATCGGAACCACTCAAACATTACCTGCACTTGGTAAGTCTGGTGGTAGAGTTCGTGCTGATAACTTTGCTGATGCATCTGGAACAGGAGCACCTGAATTTACTGCTGGTTTAACAGTATCTGGTGTTTGTACTGCTACATCATTTGATGGTAATGTAACAGCATCTACTGGTTCCTTTAGCGGTAATGTCACTATTGGGGGAACTTTAACATATGCTGATGTAACCAATATTGATTCTATTGGTATCATCACTGCAAGAAGTGATGTATCAATCGCCGACAAAATTATTCATACAGGAGATACTGACACTGCTGTAAGATTCCCTGCCGCTAATATCTTTACAGTAGAAACTGCTGGTAGTGAGAGACTTCGTGTAGATTCAAGTGGTAAAGTTGGTATTAATATTAACAATCCCGGTAGTTACAATAGTGCCGGTAATGAACTTGTATTAGGAAATACGGGTAATAATGGTGGCATGACAATTGTCAGTGGAACTGGCAACAATGGACATATTTTCTTTGCTGATGGAACTGCGACTCCTAATCGAGGCATCATTAAATATGAACATGCCAATGATGCCATGGCGTTTAACACTGCTGATAATGAAAGGCTTCGTATTACCTCAACAGGTGGTGTTCACTTCAATAATGCAGAACTGATAGAGAGAGTCAATATTACTGCTGGTAAGTTAAGTGATAATCAAAATATTAACCTTGACAATGGAATGATTCATCATTTCACAACCACTGAGACAACTACGGCAACACCTAATATTATGACAACCACTGGCATTAATACTGCCATGGCAACTGGTGATGCAATGTCAGTCACAATTGTCACAACTGCTGCAGCTGCTGGATATGCAGCAACAGTACATATTGATGGAAACACAGTAGGAACAAACGGTGGTACGTTGAACTGGACTGGTGGAAGTGCTCCTTCTGCTGGTGGAGCAAGTGGTGTAGACATCTATGCTTACACCATTATGAAGACTGCAAGTTCTACGTATACTGTTATTGCTACACTTACAACAACTGCTGCTTGATAGGAGATAAGATATGTTAAATGAATTTTCAAAGAAAGAAGCACCCATTCAAGGGTTAACTGGACTGGGTGGTGGTGTTCCAAGTAGATTATTTTCCGCTGCTTCTGGGATTACTGTAGATCAAGTATTTTCGACAAAATTATATACAGGAAACAATAACGGTTCCGGTGAAGAAGAAACACAAACGATAACTAATGATATTGACTTATCAGGTGAAGGTGGACTTGTTTGGTTGAAAAAACGTGTTGCGGGGGGTAATGATCAACATTTTCTTTACGATACAGAAAGAGGTACAACAAAATATTTACGTACCGAAGCAACTGCTCAAGAGGGAACAGCATCTGGAGGATTGACACAATTCAATAGTGACGGTTTCTTATTGGGTGGTGAAACTAATAATTACGTTAATGACACTTATGTTTCTTGGACTTTTCGCAAGTGCCCTAAATTTTTTGATGTAATAACATATACTGGCGATGGCCAAACTAACCGAAATATACCCCACAATCTTGGTAGTGTTCCTGGGTTTATCGTGGTGAAGGGACGTAACTTCGGTAGTGATCCTTGGTATTCATATCATCGATATACTGGAAATCAAGGTGAACTAAGATTGTCTGAGACTGATTCTGGTGTTAGTGGATCTTCCCGTTGGGCAAGTTTTACTCCAACATCTACTTACTTTAGAGGAGATACTGCTGCAATCAACGTTCTTAATAGAACCTATGTTGCTTACCTGTTTGCTCACGATGAACAAGAGTTTGGAACTGGTGGAAACGAATCCATTATTAAGTGCGGTGGTTTTACTATGGGATCAAATACAACTATATCTGAAAATCTTGGATTTCAACCTCAGTGGATTCTATTTAAGAGATCCAGCGCACAATCTCCTTGGTGGTTAGTTGATACTACTCGTGGAGTGACAAGTTCAAGTTATAAAGTGTTGTTTCCCAACACCAACGACGACGAAGAAACTAAAAACTACACCGGTTTATACCCTACATCAACAGGTTTTACTTTTGATAATACAAACAATGGTAATTGGAATGCTGGAGGAACATTTATCTACATCGCAATCAGTGAGGGTTCATAATATAAATACTAAAAAATGTAGTGAAATAAGTGTCTAGACTAAGAGCTGATACACTAACAGATAGAACTGGTACTTCGGCACCAGACTTAACTCATGGTGCTACTTCTACCACTGGAACATTCTCTGGTGACTTAGGTGGTGGTAATGTTAGTTTATCTGGTAATGCATCAGTTGATGGCACATTAACATATCAAGACGCGGATAATATAAACTCAACAGGTATTATAACTGCTCGGCAGGGTATTCAAGTCTCTGCAAATGGATTTGATGTAACTGGTATCAGCACTTTTAATTCACCAATAACTGTTGCTGGTATTACAACCATTAATGAATCTGGACTTCATGCCACTGGTGTAGTTACTGCAACTTCATTTACTGGTGATGGAAGTGCTTTAACAGGAACTAACCGCACTACTTCATTAGTTGCCTCAGGAACTTTATCTAACGGACAAACTGTCATTGTAACATCTGATGGAAAGGTTGCAGGTGTGTCTACGAGTGATATTTCTCAATCTGTTGGATCTCCCGCCGTATTTGAATCTGCCAACTCTCAGTGGACTTCAGCAACGTTTGACTCTGCAAATAGTAAAGTAGTAATTGCTTATAAAGATGCTGGAAACAGTAATTATGGCACTGCTGTCGTGGGCACTGTGAGTGGGACATCAATCACTTTTGGCACTCCTGTTGTATTTGAATCTGCTAATTCCACTTACATTTCAGCAACATTTGATTCTACTAATAGTAAAGTAGTAATTGCATATTCGGATGGTGGAAACTCTAATTATGGAAAAGCAGTGGTTGGCACTGTATCTGGTACATCGATAAGTTTTGGTTCCGTAGCGACTTTTAGAAGCGCACAAGTTGAATTTGTATCAACAACATTTGATTCTACTAATGGTAAAGTGGTTATTGCTTATAAGGATGATGGAAACTCTGATTATGGAACAGCAATTGTAGGAACTGTGAGTGGAACTAGTATTAGTTTCGGCAGTGCCACAGTTTTTGAATCTGCTGCTACTAGACATATTGCTCCAGTGTATGACTCAACTAATGGAAAAGTTGTTATTGCATACAGGGATGATGGAAACTCTGCTTATGGAACAGCAATCGTTGGAACAGTAAGTGGAACTAGTATTAGTTTTGGTTCTGCTGTTGTGTTTGAATCTGCTAATCTTGGTAGTGGAATATCAGCAGCATTTGACTCTGCTAATGGAAAAGTAGTTATTGCTTATCAAGATGATGGAAACTCTAGTTATGGAACAGCAATTGTTGGAACCGTAAGTGGAACTAGTATTAGTTTTGGAACTGCTGTTGTATTTGAATCTGCTACTATGTCTGATTATAATGCAGTGGCATATGATTCAAATGCTGGTAAAGTGGTTATTGCTTATAGAGATGGCGGAAACTCTACTTATGGAACATTAATTGTTGGAACCGTAAGTGGAACTAGTATTAGTTTTGGTACTGCCGTAGTTTTTGAGAGTGCTGTGACTGATTACCTTTCAGCAACATTTGATTCAACTAATAATGAAGTGGTGATCGTATATAAGGATCAAGGAAACTCTAATTACGGAACAGCAGTTGTGTTCCAAAACGCATCTACAGGCACAAATCTAACATCAGAAAACTTCATTGGTTTCTCTGATGCTGCTTATACAAATGGACAAACAGCAACTGTTCAGATTATAACCGCATTAGATGATGCACAATCTGGTTTAACAACAGGTTCCAAGCATTATGTACAGACTGACGGTACACTTAGCACCACTGCTGGAAGTCCTTCTGTGTTGGCAGGAACTGCAATTTCTGACACAGAAATAATCGTCAAACAATAAATACTTAAAAATAATGTGCCCAGATGTCTGGATTTAGAGCTAACTCAATAGTAAATAGAGACGGTACAGGAGCACCAAACATTCCTAATGGAATAGTTGCAACTGGTGCTACATTTACTCAGGTATCCAGCGTCAACGCGACATTTTCTGGCAATTTAACTATTGGTGGTACAGTATCATATCAAGAAGTAGAAAATATTGACGCTGTTGGTGTCGTCACTGCACAACAGGGTATTCAAGTTGAGGCGAACGGACTTACCGTAACTGGTGTTGGTACGTTTAATAACTCTATTGAAGTTGTTGGAGTTACAACTGCTGATGCTAATGGTTTGAATGTTGCTGGTGTCATCACTGCCACAACATTAAAAGGAAGTGGTGCTAATCTTACTGGTGTTCTTCCTACTTTAAGTGGTATTGCGTCGGGATCATTAACGAATGGACAGACTGTTATCATTCAAAGTGATGGAACTGTGGCAGGTGTTGTAGGAAATACTCAAGTTGGCGTCACCACTATTTTTGAATCTTCTACGGTTTATCGTTTTTCTAGCGCCTTTGATTCTACAAATAATAAAGTAGTGATTGCATATCGAGGTCCTGCTGCTAACTACCACGGAACAGCAGTTGTTGCAACTGTAACAGGTATAGGAATTACTGTTGGTTCTGGAGTTGAGTTTGAAGGTGCTGCTATTGATTACCCAGCAGCAACATTTGATTCTGCTAATGGAAAAATAGTAATTACATATCGGGATGGAGGTAATAGCAATAAAGGAACAGCAGTCGTTGGAACTGTAAGTGGGGATTCAATTAGTTTTGGTACTCCAGTTGTTATTGATGGAAGTTCAAATACCCAATACAATGTGATAGCGTATGATTCTACTAATGGTAAGGTGGTAATCGCTTACAGAGATGCTGCAAATTCTGGCCATGGAACTGCACTTGTTGGAACTGTTAGTGGAACTAGTATTAGTTTTGGTAGTCCTGTTGTATTTGAATCTGCGGGTATTGCAGATATTTCCATAGCATTTGACTCTTCTAATGGTAAGGTAGTGATTGCTTATGAGCATGGTTCAAATGGTGGAACAGCAATTGTAGGAACTGTATCTGGTACTAGTATTAGTTTTGGCAGTGCTGTTGTCTATACTTCTTCATCTACTACGTGGAATTCGGCAACATTTGATTCCACCAATGGTAAAGTAGTTATTGCTTACAGAGATTCTGGTAACTCTCAATATGGAACAGCAGTTGTAGGAACTGTATCAGGCACATCAATTAGTTTTGGTTCTGCTGTAGTATTTGAATCTAGTGATAGTAGATATCTTTCTGCAGTATTTGATTCTAGTGAAGATAAAGTAGTAATTGCTTATGAGGATCATGGTGATTCTAACAAAGGAAAAGTAATTGTAGGAACGGTAAGTGGCACATCAATTAGTTTTAATGATCCTGTTACATTTGAATCTGGTAATACTGAATATTATTCGGCAACATTTGACTCCACCAATAATAGAACGGTTATTATCTTTAAAAATGATGACGATGGCCGAGGAGAAGCAGTTGTTTTTAGAACAGTTGGAACAAACCTAACATCAACAAACTTCTTAGGTTTTTCTAATGCTGCATATTCTGATGGCGATACTGCAACAATACAAATAACTGGTGCAACTGATGATGCCCAGTCTGGTTTAACAACTGCAAGAAAACATTATGTACAGAATGATGGAACATTAAGTACAACTGCTGGTTCTCCATCAGTAGAGGCTGGAACTGCCGTTTCTGCAACCAAGATAATTGTCAAAGGATAAATATAAAAAAAGTTGCCATAGAGAGTGAACATAAATGTCTAGATTAAGAGCAGACTCACTCGTTAACTATTCTGGATCAGGAACACCAAACTTTAAGAGTGGTGTGACTGGTGCTGCTGTTACCTTTACTGGTGACATAACTGCTGCCAACGGATCATTCACTGGTAACGTAACGATTGATGGTAATTTAACATATAAAGACGTAACCAACGTTGACTCCGTTGGTATTATCACAGCACAACAGGGTATTCAAGTATCTGCTAACGGTGTTACAGTAAGTGGTGTTGGAACATTTAATAATCCAATAACTGTAGCAGGTATTGCAACCATCAATGGTGGTGGTTTAGATGTAACTGGAGTTATCACTGCCACTTCTTATAGTGGTGATGGTTCATCTCTTTCTGGTGTCAGTCCTTCAGTATCTGGTATTGCATCAGGAACTTTAGCGAATGGACAAACTGTTATTCTTCAGAGTGATGGTACAGTAACTGGTATTGCAACCACTAGTCAATCTTTAGGATCTGCTACTGTATTTGAATCTGGTAATGTCACAGACAGAGGAATTGACGCAGCATTTGACACCAGTAACGGAAAAGTAGTTATTGTTTATAAGGATGGTGGTGACAGCGATAAAGGAAAAGCAGTTGTAGGAACCGTAAGTGGCACATCAATAAGTTTTGGTACTCCTGTAGTTTTTGAGACTACTGCGATGGATTATACTTCAATAACTTTTGACTCTAATGCTAATAAATTTCTTATAGCGTATCAAGAAGGTGGTGGCAATCAATATGGAAAGGCGCGTGTAGGAACTGTAAGTGGTACATCAATAAGTTTTGGTACTGAAGTACAATTTGTTTCAGAAGCATCTGATATTGTTGGAACATTTGATTCTAGCAACAATAAAATTGTTCTAGCGTACAGAGACAACAATAATTATGGGGCTGCTATAGTAGGAACTATTAGTGGAACTGATGTTAGTTTTGGTAGTGTTGCTCAATTTCAAGGTTCCGATAGTCGCAATCCTGACATAACATTTGATTCAACCAATAATAAAGTAGTCATTGCATGGAGACATCTCAGTAATTCTCACTACGGAACTGCTATCGTAGGAACTGTTAGTGGCACTTCAATTAGTTTTGGTTCTGCTGTAGTTTTTGAAAGTGCTAGAAGCGAAAATATTTCAGCAACATATGACTCCAGTAACGAAAAAGTAGTTATTGTTTTTACGGATAATGGTGACAGCGATAAAGGAAAAGCAATTGTAGGCACTGTATCTGGTACTAGTATAAGTTTTGGATCTCCTGTTGTATTTGACTCTGCTGCCATTTTCAGAACTGCAGCAGTATATGACTCTAATGCTGGTAAAGTAGTTATTGCTTATAAGGATGGTGGAAACTCAGGTGGAGGATATAATTATGGAAGAGTGATTGTAGGCACTGTATCTGGTACTAGTATTAGTTTTGATACTTCTCTTATATTTGAATCTGCTGCTACTGATAACATAGATGCAACATTTGCTTCAAATATCAATAAAGTTATTATTGGTTATCGAGATGAAGGTAATTCAAACTATGGAACATCTATTGTTTTCCGAAATGAAAGTACAAACCTCACATCATCAAACTTCTTAGGTTTCTCTAATGCTGCATATACTGACGGACAAACTGCTACGATACAAATTGCAGGTGCCGTTGATGATGCTCAAAGTGGTTTAACAACTGCTTCAGTGCATTATGTACAAAATGATGGTACACTTAGCACAACAGCAGGTACACCATCAGTAGAAGCAGGACTTGCATTATCAGCAACTGAGATTGCTATTAAGGCATAAGTTGAGTTATAAATAATAAAAAAATCTATTGGGGGAGAGTGAACCCAAATGTCAAAGGTAAGAGCGGATAATTACTCTAATAGACTGGGTACGGGAGCACCTGACTTTCCTGATGGACTTAATGTCACAGGCACTGCAGCAACTTTTTCTGGCAATGTTAGTATTGCTGGTACACTAACATATCAAGATGTTAATAATATTGATTCCATTGGTATCATTACAGCACAACAGGGTGTTCAAGTGCTTGCTAATGGACTTGATATCACTGGTTTCTCCACGTTTAAGACTGGTGTAAGTGTCACTGGTGTTGTTACTGCAACATCATTCTCTGGCAACATTACTGGTAATGTTACTGGTAATGTTACTGGCGAACTTACTGGTGCCGCAGTCACAACATCTTCTGCTGGTTTGCAAGCAACTAATGTTGATTTTGCTGGACTGTTAAGAGAGCAAGTGAATGTTGTTGCAAATAAATTAAGTGCTGCTCCAAATATCAATCTTGATAATGGAATGTCTCATTTGTTCACCACAACCGAGACAACAACAGCAACTCCTAATATTATGTCAGGAACAGGTATCAATACCGATGTTAAAATAGGAGAAGCATTCTCTGTTTCTATTATTACTTCTGCCGCAGCTGCTGGTTATGCAGCGACAGTTCATATTGATGGTGTCACTGTGGGAACAAATGGTGGTGAGCTCGTTTGGAATGGAGGAAGTGCTCCCACTGCTGGTGGAGCAAGTGGAAAAGATTTATACTCTTACAGTATAATCAAAACTGCCGATTCTACATACACAGTTCTCGCTAATGTTACTAACTTGGCTTGATAGGAGATAAAATATGAATTTGACTAAGCATTATAAAAAGGAATCACCATTTCTCAATTTGCTTGGAATGGGTGGTGGTGTTGGAAGTAGTTTAGTAGGTGGTGGTTCTGAATATTGGATTGCAACTCTTGGTGGTAGCAGTGAAGAAAGGGGACAAGACATAGCAATTGATAGTAATGAAAATATATTTGTTGTAGGGAGAACTAGTTCAGCGGGTCCTGGAGATAAAAGTGCATACATAGCAAAGTTTGATAATCTTGGTTCTTTGGAGTGGCAAAGAACATTGGGGGGAACCAGTCAAGATCAATTTTATGGCGTAGTTATTGGCAGTTCTGATGATGTTTACGTATGTGGACTTACCGTATCAGAGGGTCCTGGAAGTAATGATACCTTAATGGTAAAATATAATAATTCTGGAACTCTTCAGTGGCAAAAAGTAAATGGTACAACACTAAGTGATTACTTATACTCAATAGCTATTGATAGTTCTGATAATGTCTATGCAGCAGGCGTCCGTGCTAATTCATCTAACTTAGCCGCGATTGCAATTTATAAGCGAAATAGTTCTGGCACCATACAAATACAGAGGAGTTTTGATAATGGCGGTAATTCATATGGCAATTCAATAGCGGTATATGGTTCCGATCAATATATTGCTGGTTATTATGATGGAGGATCGTCTTCTTTTGATTTCTGGCTTGCAAAACTTAATAGTAGTACAAATATAGTATGGCAAAGATCTCTTTCTTCATCTACTGGTGACTTACCTGCCAGGCATGGAGTTGCGGTAGACACTTCAGGAAATGTCTATGTAGCAGTTCAGTTCAATGATGGAGTTTATGAAGATACTGAAGTAGTAAAATATAATAGTTCAGGAACAATTCAGTGGCAGCGTAGAATAACTCAATATAGCCGTTATGTTCCAAATGCTATCACGACTGATAGTGATGATAATGTTTATGTATGTGGATACTTAAGTGGTGTTGGTGCCGGAAGTAGAGATATTTTCATTGCAAAATGGAATAGTTCAGGGACACTTCAGTTTCAACGAGCGTTGGGAGGATCAGGTGGAGATTATGGACTGGGTATTAAAGTAGTTGGTGATAACATGTATGTCAGTGGGTACACTGCCTCGGATGGTGAAGGTAGTGATGATATTTTTATTGCAAAACTTCCTAGTGATGGTTCAAAAACCGGAACATATGGTTCATTTACATATCAAGCTACAACTCTAACTGAATCTGCAGGATCATTGACTGGAGGTACTCCGAGTTTATCAACTTCAAGTGCAAAAGGAAGTCCTACTGAATCAACTTCAACATTAACTGATGCGGCGGCTACTCTTACAGAAGATGTCACCAAAATTTAACAATTAAAGAAGTGGCATTTATATATTCCTCGCCATTGCTTAGTATCAATAAATAAACCAGCAGATAAATAACTAGAAAGGCAATAGAATGTCTAGAATATCAGACTTAGCTGGTTTTACTACCGCATTATCAACAACTGAAGATTTGAGTGTTGGTATTATTACAGCATCTTCGTTTTCTGGTAATCTGACAGGAGATGTCACTGGAACAGCGACAAATGCTTCTGGACTTACTGGTACTCCAAACATAACAGTTGGTTCTGTAACAGCAGCATCTGGTGCTTTTAGTGGTAACGTATCTGTTGGCGGAACATTAACTTATCAAGATGTAAGTCATATTGATGCTGTTGGTATTATCACTGCACAGCAGGGTATCCAAGTCCTAGCAAATGGACTTGATGTTACTGGAGTAAGCACATTCAAGAGTAACGTTTCTATTGCAGACTCTATTCTGCACACTGGTGATACTGATACTTCTATTAGATTCCCTTCTACTGGCACTTTTACAATAAACACTAATGGCACTGAGAGACTTCGTGTAACTTCTACTGGTTTGATTGGTATCGGAAATGAAAATCCTAACGCAGAATTAAGCGTTAATAATGCAACAGCAAATGCTTCGGTTGAAATTACTCGTGGATCATCTGGTGCTGAGTATGGTTATAGACTTTTTGGATCAGATGGTGCTACTTCTAGTGCTCTAAAGTTTTTCCCGGTGTCAAATGGATCACTGGGATCCGAAGTAGCCAGATTTGATGCAAGCGGTAATGTTTTAGTTGCGAAGACTACTACGGCTCTTACCACTGCAGGATCAAGACTTAGTAGCGGATTTGTTAGTCTTTCAGGTGTCAGTAGCAGCACCAATTTGGCAGCTAATGCTGGTGGAGCATTATCTCTTGCCAATCTTAATTCCACCGATAATAATTTCTCTAACATAGGAGGATACAACTCGAATGGTCTTGTTGTAAGTCAAATTGACTTTATTAATAAAAGTCACTCAAGTCGCACAGGTGATATTGCATTCTTAACTCATAATGGTAGTGCGATGTCGGAAAAAATGCGTATCACCTCAGGTGGTGGTATTCACTTTAATAATGGTGAACTACTTGAAAGAATCAATATTACTGCTGGTAAGTTAAGCGATAATACTAATATTGATCTTGAAGATGGAATGGCACATCTGTTTACTACAACAGAGACAACAACAGCAACACCTAACATTAGAGTTAACTCGTCAACTACATTAAACTCTGTAATGGCAACTGGTGATGCTATATCAGTTACCATAATCACCACTGCTGCAGCAGCAGGTTATTCTGCTCAACTAACTATTGATGGATCTGCTGTCACTGAAAAATGGAATGGTGGTAGTGCTCCTTCTGCAGGTGGTAGTTCAGGAAATGACTATTATACTTACAATATAATTAAAACAGGTGATGCTACATATACAGTTCTTGCTAATGTTGCAAACTTCGCTTAATATTGAGGTAAAAAATGATAGATAATAATTGGCACAAGAAAGAAAAACCCATGCTCACTATGGGTGGAATGGGAGGTGGTGCTTTTCAGCAGGCTCTTCTTAGTTCTGGTGTTACTTTAGGAAATCGTTCACTTCGTTTTACCGACACCTCAACTTATCTAAATCGCACTCCAAGTTCCACAACTAATCGCACGACATGGACTTGGAGTGGTTGGGTAAAAAGATGTGGTGATACCAGCCGTGATAGTTTGTTTAGAGCATCGACTGGTGGTAGTGACTACACTCTTTTAAAATTTCGTGGAACAGGTGGCGGACAAGATTATAGGATTAGCCTTGATCAGTATGGGGGTGATAACTTCTATGTTTATACAGACGCTGTATTTAGAGATTTTAGTGCATGGTATCATGTTGTTTGTGCAGTAGATACCACTCAAGGTGTTAGTAATAACAGGGTTAGAATTTACGTAAATGGTGTTGAACAATCTCTTCAGACAAGCACTAACTTCCCCGGTGATAGTATCAACACCAACATGAATGATTCAAATCATGTTCATTACATCAGTTATAATTCTGGCACAAATGTGATGAATGGCCTCATAACCGATGTACATTTTGTTGATGGATCTCAACTTACCCCCGGATCATTCGGGGCTGCTGACTCAAACGGAGTATGGCAAAGATCGACTTATAGTGGATCATATGGAACAAACGGTTTTCACCTTTTAGATTTTGCAAATGATGGAACAATTGGCAACGACACTAGTGGGAATGGCAATAACTTTACAGCAAATGGTTTTAGTGAAGCAGCAGGTTCAGGTAATGATGTTCTGTTTGACTTTCCAACAAATGATACTGAGAACACTGACTCCGGTGCCGGTGGAGAAGTTATCGGGAACTACTGTGTTTTCAATTCTCTTAACAAAGGCAACGATGTAACTCTGTCAAACGGCAATCTTCAGGCTGCTACCACAAGTTCTCCCAAAGACGGTGTTTTTGGAAGTATTGGTGTGTCTAGTGGAAAATATTACTGGGAAGTTGAACTCACAAGTGCTGATGGAAATACAAACGCAGCCATTGGTGTTGCCTTAGGATCTTTAAGTCCTGATGCAGCAAGTCCAACCAGTGCCGGTGCATATTTCTACAGTAGTTACAATGGAAATAAGTGGTTGAGCAGTGCTGATTCCTCTTACGGAGATAGTTACACGACGGGAGATATTATTGGCGTTGCGTTGGATCTAGACAATAGTACGTTGGCGTTTTACAAGAATGGAGTTTCACAAGGCAATGCAACGACAAGTCTACCAAGCGGAACATATTTTCCTTATGTAGGAGACAATGCTAACAACGCAGCACAAACGGTTGTTGCAAACTGGGGGCAGCGTGAATTTTCTCATTCAGCTCCAACTAATCATAAGTGTCTTACGACAACTTCACTGCCTACACCTACTATTGCCGATGGTTCGGATTATTTTGACATAGACCTCTATACAGGCACAGGTTCAACACATGAGCGGAGTGAATTTTCTTTCAGCCCAGACCTTGTTTGGATTAAGCAAAGAAACACAACCAGAAACAACTTGATTTTTGACACTATACGAGGTGCAAATAAGTTTGCTGTTACTAATTCATCTGGCGTCCCAGGGACTGGCACGGGGATGGTGACAAGTTTTGACAGCGATGGATTTACATTAGGCAATTCTGATGACGTAAACCAAAGCAGCGGGACATTTTGTGCTTGGTGTTGGGACGCTGGATCGTCAACGGTCAGCAACACTAATGGCAATTTTACTACAAATGTAAGAGCCAACACAACAGCTGGGTTTTCCATTGTGCAAGCGCCAAGTATGACGACAGGCACTAAAACTCTGGGGCACGGCTTGGGCGATACCCCCGATATGATTTGGATTAAGCGGGCTAGCGGTGGATCAGAGGATTGGTATGTTTACCATAGTGCATTAGGTACTGGCAAACAGATGCGCCTAAATCAAACAAACGCCGTAGAAACTACAACGTCATTTGGGACTGTGAACAGTTCTGTATTTAGCTACGATCCAAACACTGGAGATCACATCGCCTTCTGCTTTAAGGCTATCGAATCGTATAGTGCCTTTGGCACATATGAAGGGAATAATGACGCTGATGGTCCGTTCTTGAATTTAGGATTCAGGCCGGCTTTCTTTTTCGTGAAAAACGCTGACGCAACCCAACCTTGGAATATCTATGACTCATCAAGAGATATTGATAACGTTGTAACTACAGGTTTGCAACCTAACAACAACAATGCTGAATATAGCACTACTGATAGGTGCGATTTTTTAAGCAATGGCATCAAGATCAGATCAAGCGGTGGCACTGTACCTAATCTGAGCGGCAACACCTACATCTACGCCGCATTTGCTGAAAATCCATTCCAAGCGAATGGCGGCATTGCACGCTAACCTAAATAACTAAAAAAATAGTGGTATAATGTCACAGAAGAAGGTACAACTATTAAATCCACTGAGTGGCAATATAAATGTAGCGGGTGTGATTACCGCGTCTTCTTTTGTGGGAAGTGGAGAAGGTTTAACGGGTGTTGCAAGCACAGATAATATTCAGACTGCAACTGAAGCAACATTTTTAAGTGGCGTTAAAATTACTGGTGTTACCACTGCATCCGGTGGTGTTGTTGGTAATCTTACTGGAACAGCAAGCAATGCTACTCTTGCTGTAAATGCTCAAGGACTTACGGGTACTCCTAACATCACCGTTGGTTCTGTAACAGCAGCATCTGGTTCTTTTAGCGGTAATGTAACCATTGGTGGTACATTAACTTATCAAGATGTAGAGCATATTGATTCTGTTGGTATCATTACTGCCCAACAGGGTATTCAAGTTCTTGCAAATGGTGTTGATGTAACGGGTATTGGTACATTTGAGGATAGATTGACTTATGATGGTTCTCTCGGACAAGCAGGTGGTGGAACAGTTACTTACACAGTAACAGTAGCGACTAAAGACTCTACGCACAGATACAATGGATCTGGTAGCAGTAATGGATATGTTATTGATAACTTACAAGCACCAGTTATTACATTAACTCCTGGTAGAACATATAGATTTACTAACGATAATACTGGTAGTCATCCACTCAAGTTTTATCTTGAAGCAGACAAGACAACATTATACTCTACAGGCGTAACCTTTGATAATGCTTACACTGAAATTACAGTAAGTGACACAACACCAGCAGTTCTTCACTATCAGTGTACTAATCACTCACTGATGGGTAACTCTGTTATTACTCAATCAAACATTGCAGCAGGTTTTAATGTTGTAGATGAGTCAAGTGATACTTCATGTAATGTTCTCTTTACAACTGATGCAACCGGCACAGGACTTGAAGCAAAAACTGGCACCAATCTTACCTTTAATTCATCAACGGGTGCATTAACTGCCACATCATTTGAAGGTGATGGCAGCAACTTAACAGGAATATCAGTTGGACTTAGCACCGAATCAATTACCGCAACTGATCAATCCATTGCCACATTAGATCTTTCAAAAGATGTTCACAAAGTAAATGTATCTGGTTTAGCAACTATTGATTGTAAAGGTGGCACAGAGTATGCAACTCATGTCATCACTATTGTGAACACAGGTATTGCAACTGTTGGGTTCTCTACATACTTCCTATTCCCGTCAGGTTCAGAACCATCATTACCTACTGCCAGTGGGACGATAAGTCAATTATCATTTACTGTCCATCGAGTAGGAGCAGCAGGAACACAAGTTCTTACAACAGCAGCACTTAACTTTAGCTGAGGGGGATAGATAAATGGCAAGAGTTTTTTCTGCACCGATTATTGGACAGAGTGCTGCTAGTGGTGCTCAGGTTATTGATGGTAGTTTAAAGTTTGATCAATCTAAAAGCCAACACTTAATTAGAACTTTTACTGGCGGAAATAGAAGGACCTGGACTCACAGTAGTTGGGTTAGACAGGGAGATTTTGGTAGAAAGAAATCTTTTTTCATGGTAGGACCATCAAGCGGTCTTTCCAACTCAAATTATCTTTCATTAGATTTTGATGATAATGATAAACTAAGGTATGCTGGAGGAGCAGAAAACTTTAAAGTAACCTCACAAGTTTTTAGAGATACTGGTTGGTATCATGTGGTTTGGACATGTGACACTACAGAAGCAGCAGCAGTTGATAGAACAAAAATTTATGTAAATGGAGAACTTATAACTGTTTGGAGCACGTCAAGTTCAAATCCAACTCAGAATTTTGAACTTCCATATAATGAAAATAGTATAGTTCATAGAATTGGAACATCTACTCCCTATAATAATGATAGGGAATGGAACGATGCGATGTCACAGGTCTATTTCATAGATGGAGCAGCACTTGGACCTGAAAACTTTGGATTTACTGATCCACTCACAAACACTTGGAAACCTAAAAAATATAAACACGATAAAAGATTTTATGGTGTAACATTTAGTAATCAACTAAGTCCATCAGATGGACCTTGGCGCAATTCTAATCCAAAATCTAATGGATTTGATGGAAGTGCAGCAACAAGTATCGCTCTTGATACACTTCAAGGAACATTAACATTTTCGCCAAATTTTGGGCAGGGACCTTTTGAAATTGAATACAAAGGATTTAATGATGGACAAACCACAGTTACAATTGACGGAACAACACTAACATATAGTGGATCAAATTCAATTTGGACAGGTACTGTTGGCAGTTTTAACACCATGACAATGGTTGCTCAATCTGGCAATAGACCTGGTATTACTTACATTAAAGTAAATGGTTACATGCTTGTTGATGCGGCAGCAGATAATTCTTTCTACCTCCCGTTTGATGGATCTGCACCAATCGGTGAGGATCGAATTGGAAATGGAAATGACTGGACACCAGTAAACTTTGGTGGTTCAGTAGCACTTGATAACCCACAAGTATCTGGTGCAAGACCTATTCTGAATACAACTCAAGGTGGAACTACAGCAGGAGTTGGTGTATTTGGAAGTAAAGAGAATAAATTTTACACCGTAACAACTGCTAACGGAAGTGTATATCAGTTTGATATAACATCAGGCGATAATCCATCATTAGAATTCATTAGAGGTGCTACCTACAGATTTGATTATACAAGTCATGCTAGTCACCCCCTCAGATTTTCATCAACAAATCCAGATTCAAGCACAACCGCATATACCACTGGAACAAATACTTCTGTTTCAAATGTAATCACGATTACTGTTCCTCATGATGCACCAGATACTTTATACTACTATTGCACAGCACACGCCAGTGCTATGAATGGTGCTATCAGTGTGACTACTGATAATACTAAAGCAGATCAATATGCATCAAATTGTGTTCTTGCACTTCCATTAGTTGGTTCTAAAGATGATGTAAGTGCTTCTATTGCTTGCACTTCTTCTACAAGAGCAGTCTCAGCGTCTGGTGATGCTGCTGCTGCAAATGAAAGCAGCAATTTTTATTCGGGTAGTTTTGAATTTGATGGAACTGGAGACTATTTAGATGTAACTGAGAGTGATAATTGTTTTGATTTTGGAACAGGAGATTTTACGATTGAACTCTGGGCTTTTTTGGATAATAATAATGAATTAATCGGAACAGCAAATAATAGTGCTTTTCTTGGATCAAATAAAGGTGGATGGGTAATAAGAAGATTTGATGAAGGAATTAAGTTCAATTATCAATATAATAGTAGTTGGGTATTTGAAAATACGTTTGGTAGTGAAGGGGCAAAAGATAAATGGAATCATATAGCAATAACTAGATCTGGAAGTACGATAAGGTGTTTTTCTAATGGTGTACAGCAAGGATCAGATTATACTAGTAGTGCAAATATAGTATCAACAGAGGGTTACTGTAGAGTAGGTGGTGGATATAATAGCACCAGTCTTTTGGTAGATGGATACCTTCAAGATGTTCGTATCTACAAAGGAGTAGCAAAATACACCAGTGACTTTGTAGTACCCGCAACCTCCCCAGACATTCTCCCAGACACTCCATCAGGTGTGAGTGGTAGTTCTAAACTTGCCAAGATTGCTGATGGTGCTGTGAGTTTTGATGGAACTAACGATGATTTATCAATTGCAGATAGTTCTGATTTTACTTTTGGAACTAATGATTTTACAATAGAATTTTTTAGATATAAATTTGAAAATGCAGTCGATACTTATGTTTCAAAATATGGAAGCGGAAACTCTACAAGAACATTTTGGTTTGGGCAAGGAAGTGACGGGACAGAACAATTTTATTGGTATAATGGATCAAGTGCTTATAGTATTTCCTCTTCCGCCTCATTTCCCATAAACAGATGGTCTCATCTTGCAGCGGTAAAAAATAGTGGCACGATGACATTATATGTAGATGGTGTTGCACAGGTATCCACTACAAGTAATGTAAATGTGTCATTAAATGATACAACTGAGAATGTAAGAATAGGTGGTGAGGACACAGGAACATATGATTACAATGGATTCATTTCTAACGTTAGAATTGTAAATGGTTCTGCAGTTTACACATCAAACTTCACACCACCAGCAGCACCACTCACAAATGTAACCAACACAAAACTTCTGTGTTGTCAGTCAAATAGTTCAGCGACTGCTGCTGCCGTAACTCCTGGAACTATCACAGCAAACGGAGATGCAGCAGCAACCAACTTCAACCCATTCAACACTGACATTAACACAGTTCGTGGACAAGAAACTGGATATAATACTTTTAGTCCCTTATTGAATAGAGGAAATAACACATTATCTGATGGAAATACATTTGTAACCGGTGGAAGTAATTGGAATACCACACTTTGCACAGGTGTAATCGAATCTGGAAAATGGTTTGTTGAGTTAACACATAAAGGTAGACAGAGTGCATCTGATAATGATATTCAATTTGGACTTTTTGGATTAAATGATTCAGAAGATGGGTATCCATTAGCCTCAACAAAAGACTTAGCAGCACAATCAACTGGATATGTCATAGTTGATGCACAAGCACAATGGTATAACAATAGCTCTTCTACTTCTTATGGCACTACTTGGAGCACTCCTGGAGATGTGGTAGGACTTAGATATAATGCAGATACTGGTAAGTTAGGATTTATTATCAACGGAGTTGATCAAGGCGATATTAGCTCAACCCTTTCAACATCTCAGAGATGGGCAGTTGGTATTTCTTTAAGGGGAGGTGGTGCCAAAGCAGAAATAAACTTCGGACAAAAACCCTTTAAGTTCCCACCACCAGATGGTTTCCAACCACTGAATACTGCTAATACACGTCCAGAAACTGTGATTTCACGCCCTGATCAGTATGTTGGTATTGCTACTTGGACTGGTGATGGAACTAACAATCGTGTAATACAGGCACCTATTGATGCTGATTTTGCGTGGATTAAGTTTAGAAATCAAGCCTATTCGCACAGTCTTTATGACACTGTTCGTGGTAATAATAAAAGATTAGTCTCAAATAGTACAGGAACTGAGGGAACTGTTTCTTTTAGTTTCCTTGAAAATAAAAGCATTCAAATAAGTGGTGCAAGTGATACTAGTCAAAATGATAATAATGAACCCTTAGTTGGTTGGTTCTGGAGAGCTGGTGGAAACAAAAACACCTTTAATGTTGATGATGAGGGTTTTGCAAGTGCTGCTGCGGCAGGATTGACTGCTGGAGATACCACTATCGCTGGTGCATCTGTTGGAACAAAACAGGGATTTAGTATCATAAAATATACTGGACCTAATGATACTAGTGCTCATGAAGTGGCACATGGGCTTTCACAGGCACCTGATTTTATTATAACAAAAAACTTAGATAACACTTATAATTGGGACATTTATCATTCTGCTCTTGGAGATAATCAATATTTAATTTTTACAAGTAGTGGTACAGACTCAGGGCGATTTAGTGGAAGGCCAACATCTACAGTATTCAAAACAGCACATAGTTATTCAACAAATGAAAACGAAGATTACATAGCCTACTGTTGGCACGATGTTCCTGGCCTACAAAAATTTGGCACCTACACCGGAAATGGAAATAGCGACGGTAATTATATTGAGTTAGGCTTTCGTCCGTCACTAGTAATTATCAAATGCCTTGAAAGTCAAAACTGGATTTTGCATGACTCTGTAAGGGAACCATCTAATCCTGTGTCACTTCAACTTTACCCAAGTATTAACAATGCAGAATATGATTTTAGCGGAAATGCAAAAGATTTATTGTCAAATGGATTTAAGTTAAGAGGCACTAATGCAGGAACTAACGATACAGATGGAACAACGAAATACGTCTACGCAGCTTGGGCAGAAGCGCCATCAATCGACTTGTTTGGTGGGGGTGCCAATGCACGTTGACATAAATAAGAAAAAGTAGTGGTATAGAGCACTGTGGCGATTCAATTTCCAAATAGTCCCGGTATTGGAAGCGTTTTTACTGACACTGATGCTGGATTTTCATATGAATGGACGGGAGTCGTTTGGAAGAGTTTTACTCCTGCAGCAGCAAATAATATTAAAGAATTAGATGATATAAGTTCTAGTTTTGATAACTCAACTACAACATTTAATTTAACCATTGGTGGTGTTGCATATCAACCAAGAAATGCTGCGATGTTGCAGATTTCTTTGGGTGGTGTCATTCAAGAACCAAACACTGATTATACAGTTTCTACCTCTACGATTACATTTACCACTGCACCTAATGCAGGGTTAGACTTCTTTGGTGTTGTAAGAGGAACTGCCGTTGCTATTGACTATGCAAACAATGGTAATGTTCAATCAAAACAAGAGTTTACTGCAACTGAAGGACAGACATCATTCACAATCACTGGTGGATATACGGCAGGATATATTGATGTATTCAGAAATGGTGTTAGATTAGGATCTGATGACTTTACTGATACTAGTGGGACAGCTATTGTATTAACTGTTCCTGCACAAGCAGATGATTTAATTGAAACTGTCAAGTATAGTGTTGCATCTATCGTAGTTACTCAGGGCAACTTTACCAACTTAAACGTATCAGGTATTGTAACTGCTAGTTCTTTTGAGGGTGATGGATCAAGTTTAACAGGTATTGATGCCACTGCATTGAAAGATAGTGGTGGTAATGTTAAGGCACAGGCAAATCCTGGTGGTGTAGTAATTACTGGTATTGCAACTGCAACTGGTTTCAAAGTTGGTGCTGCCATATCTATCAGTGATAGTGCAGTATCTGCTACAAGATTCCATGGTGATGGTTCTAACTTAACAGGTATTGATGCAACTTCACTGAAAGATAGTGGTGGTAATGTTAAGGCACAAGCAAATCCTGGTGGTGTTGTTATCACTGGTGTTGCTACTGCAACAACCTTTGTAGGTGATTTAACAGGTGATGTTACCGGTAATACTTCAGGAACTGCTGGTGGGCTCACTGGAACTCCAAACATTACTGTTGGTTCTGTAACAGCAGCATCTGGTTCCTTTAGTGGTAATGTGTCTATTGCAGGAACTCTTACATATCAAGATGTAACTAATGTTGATTCGATTGGAATTATTACTGCAAGATCCGGCGTTATTGTTACAGCAGGTGTTTCCACATTTGGTGGTAATGTAGTTCCTGATGGTAATGGCACAAGAGATCTTGGTGCAACAGCACAGCGTTGGGCAAACCTTTACACCTCTGACTTAGACTTAAGTAATGAAGCAAGAGGTGGCAATGATATTGATGGGACTTGGGGTTCTTATACGATTCAAGAGGGAGAAAATGATCTCTACTTGATAAACAGGCGAACAGGTAAAAAGTTTAAGTTTGTTTTAGAAGAAATAAACTGAGGTTAGAAAAATGCCAATATTCGTAGGTTCAAATAGCGATGACTCTAGGATTAGATCCAATAGAGTTGGTTTCGCAGTAAGTACATCAAACCCAGGAAGTGCATCAGAAGGTGATGTATATTTCAACAGTTCTGATAGTGGTTTAAGAGCATATGACGGAAGTGCCTGGAGTGCTGTAGGTGCTGGTGGTGGTACATTCAGTGGAATTGCATCAGGAACGCTTGCAAATGGACAGACTGTTGTCATCACAACAGATGGAAAAATATCTGGTATAACATCAACTGGAATAGGCATAACATCAGGTGAACCTAAAAACCTTGGACCACTTAATGAACAAATATCAGGCAATTCTGTAGCATATGATGAAAGTCAAAAGAAATTATTTGTAGTTTATCAAGCTACTGACAACAGTGATCGTCCATATGGAGTCGTTGGAACTATTACTGGCACTGGAATTACTTTTGGTACTCCTCAACAAATAAGAACTAGTGCCATTTATACGGCACCATCAGCCGTATATCACCCTCCCACTAAAAATATTGTATTTGCATTTCATTCATCAAGTGGTATTTACGCATATACCGCAAGTATAAAAGATGACACATTTCAACTTGGTGCTGAGGGAACATATGTTCATCAAACCAGTGGTATTAATTTTATAAAATTAATATATCACAAACAAACAGAAAACATTGTAATGTTTAATGCAAATCAACCAAGCACTAATCCTGGTTTTTGGGGACAAGTTCTTAAAGTTGATGGTGATGTTGTCACAGGTATGGGTGCAGTGCGAGCCTCAACATCAGGAAATACATTATCAAGTGATGCGGGGTTAAGTGCAACATATATTGAATCTGATGGTAGAGTTCTTGGAATGTGGAGAGATCAAACCGCTGGTTATACGCACTATCAGGCAATTGGAATTATTAGAGGAGATAACTTACAATGGGGGACTCAACAACTAGGACCTGGAGCTTATGAATATGTGCAATTAGTCTATGATTCTCCATCTGGAAATATTTTTGTACCACTTGTTAATAATGATAAAATAAAGTATAGGGTGGGAATCGTTACTGCTGGTGACGATTATATTCAATATACTACATTAGCGGAACCATCTTCAGGACAACCATCTGGATCTCCCACATTTTTGCAAGCAACATTTGATCCCATAGAGAAAAAATATCTATTCACATATAGACAAGGTTCTAACCCAAATTGGTATCAAGCCGTAACACAAGGCACCTTTAATGGAACCACTTTAACATTAGATTCAAGCATACAAACTCAAATTTTTGGAGTTAACCCAAATTTTCCATCTAGCACATATGTATCTGATGAAAAATTAAATGTCAATGTTATTGGGTTTAACACAGGAGCGTATGCACATACCATACAAAGTGCAAGAACAACTAGTAATTTAACCTCAGATAATTTCTTAGGTTTTTCAGATGCTGCATATTCGGATGGACAAACTGCTACAGTGCAGATTGCAGGTTCCGTGGACGATGCACAAAGTGGACTAACAGTGGGTAGCAGACATTTTGTTCACAGAGTTGGAACATTAACCACGATAGCAGATAGTCCATCCGTTGTTGGTGGACTTGCTATCTCAGCAACTAAAATTATCGTTAAAAAATAAATACCACTAAAAGGACTATTAGACATGGCACCCATTTTTGTAGGATCAAATAGCGATGATACTAGAGTAAGATCTAATAGAGTTGGGTTAGCCGCTAGTACATCAAACCCAGGCACAGCATCTGAGGGTGATGGATATTATAATAGTTCTGACAATCAATTAAAGTTTTATGATGGTAGTTCTTGGAGTGCGATACAAGGTTCTGGTACAGTAAGTGTAGTCGCATCAGGATCATTGCCTAACGGAGCACCAGTAATTCTTCAATCTGACGGAAAAGTTTCTGCTATTAGCACCACAACTATTGGTGTGAATACAAGTGCAGCTGTAACTTATGACAATGCAATACCATATTATAACAAAGCTGTTTATGATGCGTCTAATGAAAAAGTTGTCGTAGTTTACTATGACACTGGTGATTCAGGGAAGGGGAAAGTTATAATAGGAACTGTTAGTGGTTCTAGTATTAGTTTTGGATCACCCATTACTATGAGTTTTGATGTTGTAATTCCCTCTGTAGATATAGCATATGATTCGAGTGAAGGAGTAATTATCTTTGCGTATAAAAGTCAAGGTGCAGGAAATGGACAAGCTCAATATGGAACAGTTAGTGGAAGTTCAATAACTTTTAGCGGCACCACTACTTTTGAACCAGATGATCTTGATCATATTTCGGTAGATTATGATCCCAATGTTGATAAATTTCTTATTGCATATAGAGCAAAACAACATTCTAATAGGGCAAGTTGCATAGTAGGATACAATAATGGTGGCACTCCAGCTTTTGGTGATGAATTTGTATTAGAACCTAATGGTTCTGCCACTAATATTAAAGTCATGTATCACCCCGGTGTTCGCAAGATGTTAGCTGCGTATACAGATGGTGGGAGTGGATATAGTGATGGAGTATGTAGGGTAGTTACTATCAATGAAGCATCAGCTGGTGGCCCTGACGATGTGACAATTACTAATAAGGTGATGTTTAGTCAAAAATCAACCAGTTACATCACCATGGCATATGATTCAAATGCAGAAAAAGCTGTTCTTGGATATTTTAACGAAGATCAGGAAGGTCGAGTGGTTGTATCTAATGTTACAAGTGGAATAGGAAGTATTAGTTTTGCATCTCCAACTACAGTTTATACTGGAGACGGTGGATATCACGCCATGACATATGATACAAAAGCAGATAAAATTTTGTTCATGTATTCCCCCAATTCTGATGGCAATAAACCATATATAGCAGTCTGTGATGTATCTGGTAATGATATAAGTGTTGCAAGCACTCATAGACTTAATAATCCATCAAGTCCATTATTGTTCGCAGATATCGCTTATGATTCAGATGCTCAAAAAGCTGTGGCGGTTTATGCCAATCAACAAACTAATGTTGGAAATGCACATGTGTTTACAACTCCCTATCACACAACAAATTTAACAACGGAAAACTTTATTGGTTTTTCTGATGCTGCCTATACTGATGGACAAACTGCTACAATACAAATTGTTTCCACAGTTGATGATGCTCAGTCCGGTTTGACAACAGGCACAGCACTTTACGTGACAAATAATGGAAATCTAAGCACCACTGTTGGTGTTCCATCAGTATTCGCGGGAACTGCAATTTCGGACACCGAAATACTTATTAAACAATAAATAAGAAAATATAGACAAATTCTGTTAGGTATATAGATGGCACCTTTATTTGTAGGATCGCATAGCGAAGTAAGATCAGACAGAATAGGTTTAGCAGCAAGCACATCTGATCCAGGATCTGCAAACGCGGGAGATGCTTATTATAATACTAGTGATAATGCGTTAAAAATTTATAGTGGAAGTGATTGGGCTACTGCTGGGGGTGGTGGCACTTTACAGTTAGTAGCATCTGGTGCCATCGCAGATGGTGCAGCAGTGATTGGTAAGACTAACGGAAAAGTAGGTATTGTAACAGAATCTATTCTCAGCACTATTACTTTTGGTAGTTTTGTAGACATAGCAACAAACACAAAAAACGCAAATTTAAAACTTTCTCAAATTGAACAACCACATGCTGTTTTTATTCCCGATAGCAATAAAATAGTTCTTGTATACAATGATCAGGATAATACTGAAAGACCTACAGCTGTAGTTGTCAGTGTTGATGGCGATACACTAACTTATGGAAGTCCTACTGTTTTCAACGATCACACCACATATTACATGGATGTCACTTATGACACTAGTAATGATAAGGTAGTGATTGCATTTCAGGACAACGAAACTAACAATCAAGGCGCTGCCATAGTTGGTGAAGTAGTTGGGAATTCAATATTCTTTGGCGATAAAGTTCTTTTTAATGCCAACAATAATACTGGTGAGCGTATGTCTATAACATATGATACTAATGCATCAAAAGTTCTTATATGTTATAGAGATGCTTCAGTTTCTGATGGTAGAGGTATAGTAGGAACTGTCAGCGGCAACAGTATTAGCTTTGGTTCTGCAGTGTCTTTTAATTCTAGCAACACCGAATACATTGATTCTGTGTATGATATCAATGCTCAAAAACACGTCATAGTGTTTAGAGATACTGGCGATAGTAATAAAGGCAAAGCAGTTGTAGCAACTATTAGTGGAACATCAGTGAGTTATGGCACTGTGGCAACATTTAATGGTGCGAGTACATTATACATACGTGTCGCATATGATACTGCCAACCAAAAAGTATTGATAGTATATGAAGATGACGCTAACAGCGATTATGGAACGGGTATTGTTGGCACTGTTAGCGGAACAGATATAACATTTGGTTCTGAAGCAGTGTTTGAGAGTGCCGCTGTTCAGGAAATTGGTGTTGCTTATGAAGAAAATGCTGGGAAATTCGTAACTGTCTATAGAGATAATGGCAATTCAAATTATGGCACTGCTGTCGTCGGAACTATCTCTGGCACCTCTGTCACATTTGACACTCCTGTTGTATTTTATGAAGGAAATACAGTAGCATGTAATGCAACATATCTCCCATATTTTAGAAAGGTAGCTATTTTCTTTAAAGAATCCGGGGTAAAAGGAATATCTACTCTAGGTATTCTTACAAAATCAAACCTTACATCAGGAAACTTCATAGGTTTTTCAGATGGTGCTTACTCTGATGGACAAACAGCTACAATTCAAATTGCAGGTTCCGTCGATGATGCACAGTCGGGGTTGACAACTGCTAAAACATACTACGTTCAAAATGATGGAGGAATTAGTACAACGAAAGGAAACCCCTCTGTGATAGCAGGAACATCACTCTCCGATACACAAATTATTGTTCAAGGATAAATGGACAGTTGAATAAGTGGCACACACCCGTCAGGTTTACGCTTGACGGGTTTTATAATATGTGCATACACACGGAGGAGGATGACTGCCACTGAAAAACTTGTGTTCATTGCTTCATTCTTCTGGTTGATGAACTGGGGAACTCGTGTAACTTCTGCTGCGATCAATGCTCTATCTTGACATTACTGGAAAGGCGTCTAAAAGACGCTGTAGAGGCATCATTGAGTGGTTTAAGGCAAAGTACATGCCTAACCATCACCTAGACATCACAGTCGCTCATAGAGGACTTAAGCGCGAAGGTGCTCAAGGGTTCTGCACCGTGATGGATTGTGATCATCGTCCCCGTGAGTTTTTGATTGAAATGGAAACAACTTTGTCTGAAGAATTGTACTGCCAAACACTTCTTCATGAGTTGTGGCATGTTTATCAACATGTTTCTGGTTCACTTCGTGACAAACGTGGTGTGCGACACTGGAAAAA